TGGAGATGACGCGCCCCAATTCGGGCGAAACGGACATGGCGCAGAATCAGCCCTACACGGCTGATGAAGCGTTCGTGCAAAGCGGCGTCAGCTTCTTCGGCCCCAGGCGCGTCCAGGCCCGCATCGATGAAATCCGCTCCGCCCCCGTTGGCGGCGTCGAGGACGGCGGCTTTGGCTACAAGGCGTACGAATTCTACCTTGCCGACGAATACCACCTCTGCCGGGTGGAGGCGCTGACACAGGATATCCGGACAGAGCGGATCAAGCTGCGCGTGTGGGAATACCCGAACCCGGAAGGCGTCTATGTCATTGGCTGCGATCCGGCGGGGGGACGCAGTGAGCTATCCAATCATCACTGTCTGGACCAAGAGACCGAAATTCTGACCAAGGCAGGCTGGAAGCGTCACGATGAGGTTGTCGTTGGGGATGAGGCGGTTTGCTTTGATTGCGACACCGGCAGCTACGCGTACGGCCCGGTCCAGCGCGTAATCCGCCGGAATGTAGACGAACCTCTTTATCGTTTTGCGGGCCGCGGCGTGGATATTTTGGCCACTGCTGACCATCGCATGGTTCATCGCTATAAGCATGGCTACAGATACACAAAAATCACAGGCTGGACGGTTTGCACGGCTGAAGAGCTTGCGCAGTCTGGGCGGGCGTTCATTCACGTCCCGTCTTCTCGTGCGCCTTGTGGCCAAGGCATTCAAGGCCTGACGTTGGACATGTGCAGAGCCCTGGGGTGGATACTGAGTGATGGCTTCATTGCTCAGTCTGAGCCGGTAATTGGCGGTCCAAGGGAAAGCCAAAAGCATGTGCGACCATACATTGTGCTTGCGCAAGCAAGAGTGACGAACAAGGCAGGCATTAATATTTCTGCGGCGATGGAGGAGGTGTTTTCCAGGCTGGCGCCCGACGCTTCGATAATCAAAACCCCTGAGACTGAAGCGGGAACAGAGAAAATAACCATTCGCATCGGCAGCAGGGTGGCAGCGCAATTTATGCGCTGGCTGCCGGGCCAGGTTTGCTTAAAAAAAGATCGTCGCATACCTCGCAGTCTTCTGACTGAAACGTCTCAACAGCAAGCGGATGCGCTTTTCACTGGGATCTTGGAAGGTGACGGCAGTTGGGCAACGCGCGATGCGGTTTGGTCAAAGGTTTGTCCGGGTGCGGGCGAAGGTCTTGCTGATGATGTCCAGGAACTTGCAATACGTTGTGGCTGGAGCGCCACCAAGGGGTCTCAGATTGACCCGTCGTCCGGAAATTTACAATGGATTATACATTTATCAAAAAGAGATCATCGGCGGATAGAATTTCAGGGTCTTGAGCACTATGCCGGACCGGTTTGGTGCGTGACGGTCCCGACCGGGGCGTTTGTAGCGCGCCGGCGGGGTTATGGTTTCGTCACGGGCAACTGTGTGTCGGTCTGGCGTGTCTTCGCGGACAAGATGGTTCAGGTTGCCGAGTGGGCTGATGGCATCCCCGAGACTCGCCATTGCGCCTGGATTTTGGCTTACCTCGCCGGGCAATACAAAAACTGTCGGATCAACATCGATCTGACGGGCGGCATCGGAACTGCGGTGATGCAAAGCTTCGATGATCTGCGCACGCGCATGCGTTCGGAACTTTACCAGACCGAAATCCGCCAGGCGGCCGAGCGGGAAATCCAGCGCAAGAGGGAGGACGATCCCTCGCGGCCCAAGCGTTCCGAGAATGCCCCGCCCAGCAACTTCGATTTTGATGACTTTCTCGGCGCGGCAAGCTGGTATCTGTACAGGCGGATAGACAGCCCCGGCCCCGGCTATCAGTACAACACGGTGGTCAGCCAGCGGATCAAGTACCACACGATGAACATCCTGCGGGATGCCTTTGTCACCGGCCTGCTGGAGATCAGATCCATCCCGCTGCTGGAGGAAATGGCTGATGTCGTTGACGATCACAGCAAGATCGACATCGGCGCGTCAGCGCCGGGCAGGCTGCGCGATGACCGCACGTTCGCCCTGGCGCTGGCCAACTCGACATGGGTCGAGAACGTCCGCGGCGGCCTGATAGCCCAGGGCATCACGTACCAGTCCGCGCGGGCGAAGGAAAGCGGCGAGTTGTCGCCGATCGCCGATGCGCTCAACCGGCGGATCTACAACATCATGGTCGCCGCGGATCAGGAAATGGACGCCCCGCCGCCCCGCACCTTCATGGAAAAGAGGGGCCTGCTCTGAAGCCGTCAGGCATGTCGGCGGTCAGTAGCCGCCCCACCGCAGCCCGGCCAGCGGCAGGATTTCCTGTAGCACCACCAGCAACAGGATGATCAGGAACACGACCAGGGCTACCTGGCGGAAAACCGCCGGCACGCCGGGGATCGCGTTGGTAATGGTGACAACGATCCAGTAGACCAGTCCGAGGACGAGAAAAACGATCAGCAGGTGGATGAGAAGGGGGATCATCGGCAATGTCATGCTCCGGTCTGGTGAAACTCTTTATGGGCGTTGCCGCGGTTGTGCGCTTGCAATATAACATTGTGCGAGTTGCTTCCCGTCAAATCCGGCCGAAGGATCGCCCGCGATGTCATTTGTGGCGTCACAGCTTCATGTTGTGGCTGTCGTCTCCAACCCGCTGCGATTTGCCTCCCGCATCCGTTTGACCAAGGCGTTCTGCGAGCAGCAGCTTGCGGCCGGTGTCAGTCTCACCCTGGTTGAGTGCGCCCTTGGCGATCGGGCATTTGACTTTGAGCACATTGACCCGCGCATCAATTTTGTCGGGGTGAGGCACACCACGATCTGCTTCCACAAGGAGAGCCTGATTAACATCGGCCTGTCCCGGCTGCCGCGGCACGCGGCATATATCGCCTGGATCGATGCTGATGTCATGTTCCGGTGTCCGACGTGGCCGCTGGACATTATTCACGCTCTCCAGCAGTACAGCGTGATTCAGCCGTGGGAAACAGCGCTCGACCTTGGGCCGCGTGGTGAAATTCTGGATGTTCACACCAGCTTCGCGGCCCTGTTCGTTCAGGGCCGTCCGATCTTCCCCACCTGGCGCAAGGGCTACACCTTTGGCCACCCCGGCTACTGCTGGGCCGTCAGAAGGGAAATTGTCGAGCGGGTCGGCGGGCTGTATGATGCCGCCATCCTCGGTTCAGCGGATCACAATATGAGCCTTGGTCTTCTGGGCCGGGTGACAGAGACATTCCCGGCGGATATCAGCCCCGAATTCACCGCCTCGCAGCTTTCGTGGCAGGCCAGGGGGCGGCATTTCATCGGGGAGCGCATTGGGTATCTGCCCGCCTCGGTCATAGAGCACACTTTCCATGGGGCCAAGGCGAAGCGGGGCTACGTGTCGCGGTGGGATATATTGCGAAAGTGGAAATACAATCCGGTCACCGATATCCGGCGCAACCTTGACGGCGTTGTTGAGCTTTGCGGCAACAAGCCGGGGTTTCAGAAGGATGTCGAGGCGTATTTCGCCTCTCGCGATGAGGATTCAAACCAGGCGCGATGATCCGCATGAACTATCTGTCGACGACAGCGCTTTCGCTGCTGTTGCACCGCTGTCCGGACCTGCTGGTTCGCGAGCGGGCGGGGGAATTTCAGGGGTGGCTGGGTTATGATCAAGAGAATGCCGGTCAATCACGTGCGCCCGGCCTGGGCCAGTCCGGTGGGGGATCGTTACGTATCGCATCCGGACCTGAGCTTCGCGCTGATTCAGTTGATGGATGACCCCGAGGGGATTTACGTTGTGCAGGATCAGACCCTGCCGGTAGGCATCGTCAGCGCGCGGGACATGGTAGCCCGCTGGAGGGAAGCCAATGCCACCGAGGAAACATGATCATGCTACGATCGAGGGCGAGATGGCCGCTCCCATGGTGGAAACGCCAGTGGCAAAGGCTCCGCCTGCGCCTGATGTGTCGTGGCTGGATATAGCGACGGCGCCGCGCGACGGCACGCTGGTTGAGCTGCACTACACCACGCACATTCCGGACAAGCCGATTTACGCACGCTACCGGGTCACCCGCCGGCGCATTGACCGGGGCTGGAAGCCGGTTGGGTTCTGGTCCGATCCGGTGTCGCGCGAGGAAATCGGCGGCGAGCCAACCGGCTGGCGCCTGCCGGAAGGGTATCTGTATCCCGGCATGGTGCTTTGACCGATCGCCCTCGCTACCAGCACTGGTTCAGGTGCAGGGCGTGCGCCACGCGGTTCCATGTGGTGCGTGTCACGGATGACCCGGCCAAGGTGAAGACGCCGCGCTGCCCGAAGAAGTCGTGCGGCGGCAAGGCCAAGCCGTCGTTTGTGCCGGACATTCCGATGGACGTGGCCGGCGGCAAGGCGCCGGCTGTCACGGGTGCCAATGTGCAAGTCTCTGCCTATGATCGGTCCATGGAAATCGCGATGGCCGATCATCAGATGACGGACATCCAGGATCATTCGCGTCCCGGTGCGATCTATCGCGGCGGTGAGAGCACCGCGCCCAAGCTGCCGGCCCATCTCCAAGCCCAGGCCGATGGCTTCTGGGGCGGCGCACAGAAGCCGAAGACGCGATCCGCCAAGGTGGATTTGTCACCGATTTACGGGCAGCGCGCGACGGACGCCGGAGCGCCCGCCGCGCAGTTCAAAGCCGACGCCGGCTCACTGATCGAGCCGATTTTGAGGCACCGGCCGGCGGGTTCGTCGCCGATCCCCGCGCACACAGTAATCGCGGAGTAGTACCCGTTACTGCCCGAAATCTCGTGGTGTGGTATGATTTCACACCATGAGAATCCCATCGAACCCGAATGAGCGGGCCGAATTCGTCTCCGAGATCATCCGCGCGTGCTCGCAGTCCGGTGCCGAATCATCGCGTCATTGCCGATGATCCAGCACCGTTTTCCAGAAAGGGTTAGCCTGCCCCGCCATGCCTTGCCTGGCCATGCCTGCCCCGCCTTGCCTGCCATGCCTGCCTTGCCTGCCATGCCTAGCCATGCCTAGCCATGCCTGGCCCCGCCGCGCCTTGCCTGCCATGCCTAGCCCCGCCTTGCCTTGCCTTGCCTTGCCCCGCCTCGCCCCGATCAGGCCAATTCAAGCCGCTTCGACCGAAGCTTTTTCGACGCGGTTTGCAGGGCCTCGGTTGCTTCGGCCAGTTCGGTGTATCTGGCTAGGTTAACTCGGAGGGCTTCTATAGAATTTAAATACTGATCGATGATGGATCGCCTCAACTCCGGGACGTTGGCCGAGTATTTTGCTGATGTGTAGCGATGCCCGGCATCTATTTGCACAGATACAAACGCCCTGAAGCATTCGTCTGACGGCTTCCCTGGCTCAATTATAATGATATGGTTGATGAGCTTTCTGGCTTGTTCTTTGCGGTATTCCTCGGCGGCAACGTCATCGTTCCATTCAAATGCCGGATGCAGCGGCGCGTCTTCTGGACGCGCCGCGTCCACGATGGTTTCTGGTTGAAAGAACTCTCCACACTCTTTGCGGATACGCTCAATCTCTTCTCCCGCCACCTGCGCGGGGATCGATTTATAAAATCCTTCCTTAAAGGAATAGGTCGGTTTGCGTGCCATCAAACGTCTCCTGTGCTTTTTACGTGGAAAAGCCCATACATGCCGTCTCTCTGGGGACGCCATTCGCCAACTCCGATTGCAAATCCCGCAATGGTAAACAAGTGGGTGATTTGTTCGGCAGAAAGTACGCCAGCGTTGTGCCGTATGCGCAATGTCGTCCTCCATGGGTTGAATTCGCCACGAAATCTGATGTCGGCGGTTCCCATGCCGATCCGAACCATGTCTTCGCGCGGGCGAGGTTCGCCTTCTAGTTTGACCAGCTCTCCGACAATGTGAAAGGCGCCGCGTGCCTCGACTTTGGTGATTCCGTCAACATGAGAGCACGCATCAACCGCTGCCGCTTTGAAAGCGATTGTGGGGAATCCCCAACCACCGCCGGGGTAGGGGTAAAGACTGTCCAGGAAATCCGTTTCCGGGGATTTTGCATCCTTTGCTGCCTTTGCCCGCTTCATCTGCTTGTCAAGCATTTCCTTTTTGGCCTTCTCTGACCAGCTATGACAGATGAGTGGGGCATCGCCGATAAGGGTGATCTGCATATCACGAAGATCGAATAGCGGCATTACGAGAGGCGGTTTATTAACCGCCGCAGCCTTGGCCATGGGTCAGACCCTTGGTTGAGGTTAGGTCATACGGAAGCGCCAACTTCCGTATGACCGTATATTATGAATACCGGAGAGTTTGTAAAGTGATTTACCCGTGCGGCGGCTGCATTTTGGCGTGGTATGATTTCACACCATGAGAATCCCATCGAACCCGAATGAGCGGGCCGAATTCGTCTCCGAGATCATCCGCGCGTGCTCGCAGTCGCGTTCGGAGCGCATTCAGCGGGGCTTGGCGTTCAGAAATCTGTTCCTGACCGGCGACGAGAACGGCGTTCCGCAGACATTTCTGCGAACACAGGACTTCATCCGCGATGTCCTGGCCATTCTCTACAGCCCGATAGGTCTGCGCTTCAAATGTGAGTATTTCGGGCAGGTCAGCCCAGCCGAGCGCGCCAAGGGCTCGGCTGCGGCGGCCGGGCTGCTCCAACACGTCATCAACAACAACATCGACGACAATATCAGCGACATCGTCCTCTGGTCCCTGGTCAAGGGGAAGACGATACAGCAGCTTCTGTGGTCGCGGGGCGGCTTCGAGAGCTGGCTGATCCAGCCCGAATCATTTGGCGTCTACAATGAGAACGTCTCCAGCCTGGCCCGCCAGGAAGCGTTCATTCACTCGACGTTCCCGACGCGCAGCCGGTTTCGCCAGATCATTTCCGGACTGCCGCCGGCCAAGCAGGCGGCGCTGATGAAGGCAGCCGACAACCTCCAGACGAAAAACCGCGGCGGGGAGGACAACAACGGCACGCTCAAACAGATTATCGTTGGCGGCCTTTACCCGTTCCAGGCGGGCGGCAGCTCGCCGGCCACCGGCGGCGGCACCGTAACCCACCTGTTCGCCCCCCAGCCGGCGATGCAGTCCGCCGTTGTCGACCAGCTCGTGCCGCTGGAGGAAGTCTGGATGTGGAACAACGCCCAGGATGACTGGGCAACGGTCACCATGCTCGGCGAGCAGATCGTGTTTGGCGAAGATGTCCTGTTCAACGCCTTCGCCCAGGGGTCTGACACCCAGCGGGGGGTTTACAACGAGGACAACCCGCTGAGGGGCCAGCACGGCTTCGTTGAATACTGCGCCCTGCCGCTGGACGGCTATTTCTGGGGGGTGAGCTTCGTTAGCCTCGTGGCCCTGCTCCAGCGATCCCTGAACAACCGCATTGACGGCATCAACCGGATGCTGCGGATGCAGGAAGACCCGGCCCGGTTCTTCACCGGCAGCACGTCGATCAACCAGAACGCCTATGCCAAGCTGAACAAGCCGGGCGGATATTTCACAGACGGCAACCCCAGCGCGAAAGTCGAGAAGCTTGCCGATCAGGTGCCGCCCGACATCTGGAAATCGTTCGCCGAGATCAATGGAATGTTCGACACCATCGGTGGGTTCCCCCCGATCATGCGGGGAGAAGGCGAGGGGTCGGTACGCAGCCAGGGGCAGTCAGACACCTTGGTGCGGCAGGGTGCGGCACGGCACTTAGATGCGGCCCTTAAAATAGAGCGTTCTGTTGAGTGCGCGGGCGGGGTGATTTTCGACCTCTTGCGCGCCAAGAGCAGTCAGCGGCTGACGGCATGGGTGATGCCGAACGAGCAGTCCATTCAAACGGACATCGAGCCGGACCCGTCCCTTGAGCCGCCGGTCAAGGGCATGCAGCCGATAACGTTCACTTACTCAAACATGTTGGACAACACGAAAGTCAGCGTGGACAGCCATTCGTCCAGCCCGGCGTTCTCGCACGACATCAGGGAGCTGGCGTTCGCCTTGGCTAAAATCGGCGCCGCTTCACCGAAGCGGGTTGCTCAGATCATCGGCGCACCGATGCAGGATGAGCTGGTCGAGGATGCTGAGCGGAAGGAAATCGAGACCGCTGCGTTGTTGCAGGCGCACCCGGAGCTGCTTGAAAAGCATCATAAGAAGTAACGGGCATGGCCGGGCCGCCGGGCTGGTGTGGGACTCGAACCCACACGCACGGCGCTTCCGCCGCTCTCTGAACCACTTGAGAATAACCAGCCCAGCGGGGGCGCCTATATCACGCGACGACGCTAACGTGGAAGTAATCTGCCCCCGCAATCCCGTTCGTGGTCGGCGTGCTTCCGTATGACACAGACAGCCGGCCATTCGACAGGTCGGCGGTGGTGTATCCGGACAGCGTCACCCCGACTTCTGGCTTCCCGAAGGCGGTGAAAACCCCGGTCAGGCCCGTATAGCCGGACGCGCCCTGGCCATTGAGCCATGTCAGGGCGAAATCCTGCGGTGTGACGCCCCAGCAGGTGATGCCGTCGCCGGCGTGCCCGTCCGAAATGGTGTCCCACTGGTTCAGAACCAGCGAGCGGGCGTCGAGGTAAAACTGGTTGTCGCCCGAGCCGCCGGTGAGGAAGTCGGACCCCGCCCCAGCGTCCAGGATGTTGTTGCCGCCGCCCGCTGAGGTGTTGATCGAGCACAAATCGAAGCCGCCGCCCGCCAGAATGAACACATCCGGCGTTGTCGCCGCTGACGACACATCCAGCGTGCTTTGTCCGGCGGCAAAGCCAGGCCCCGGTCCGGATGCCAGCTCGGCTGCCGCCCCGGCCTGCGTTGTGACGGCCCCGCCCAGGTCCAGCTCGGACTGAATGCTCGCAACCGGCCCCGAGTAGGGCGTTCCAGCGTCCTCGGCCTCGCCGCCGAAGGAGTTGAAGACGTAGAACTCGCCGCTGGTGGGCGTTGGGGTCGGCACGCTCGGTTTGGCTGTCATAGAAATTGTTTCCTGTTCTGGTTCGCCGTTCTGGCAGATCAGAATTGACTTGCACAATCCCAACGTCAAGGAATTTCCAGACACAATCGAGCTCGTTCGTTGTGCGTTGTTTGTTCTTTTCCGCAAATTAGGTCAGTACTGCTGACGTTCCTTGACCTTCATCGTTTCCATAGGTTAAGAGTCGCGTGTCTCAGGCCCTGAGATCCCCCGTGGGTAGCTCTGGGGGTGCTTTGAAGGAGAAACCCTATGATTCGTTTTCGGCGCGGCCGCAAACACAAGCGGTGATCGAAGCTGGCGCCGCCAGCAGCGGCGCCACTTCTCTGGAGGTTTGAGTGGGTTTGGCACCGATGCCGATGGGCGTACCTGGCGGGGGGTTACCTCCCGGCATGCCCGCGCCCGGTGGTCAGGGTATGCCAGGCGCTCCGCCGGCCAATGTTGGCCCGCATACCATCCCGCAGAACAATCCCGGCAATTCCAAAGAGGCGCTGGTCAAGTTGACGCAGGCCGCTGATCTGATCGGCAAGGCGATCCCGTCCGTGCCGATGGGGTCTGACATGCACCAGAAGGTGCTCAAGATCGCCACCGATCTGACGAAGCTGGTCGGCGAATTCCGCGATGTCGCCTCCAAGCAGGAACAAGCCCAGATGCTTGTTCAGCACCTGATGCAGATGCGTCAGCAGGGCGGCCAGCCCGGCGGCCCAATGCCAGCTCCACCCAACGCCGGCCCCGCGATGGCGCCGCCCGGCGGCGCTCCACCACCCGGAATGTAGGAGAACACCCATGGCGAGTTCCAATACCAGCAACGCCCCAGGCGGCGGATCTAGCCCGTTCGCTCCGTACGTGACGACGATCAACATGGACGATCCGCTGATGAAGCGCGTTCCGTTCACGATGATGGACATCGGCGCTAACGCGGCGTCCATGCCCGGCTTCAAGTCTGGCGTCGGTTCGATCGAGCACACCGGCAAGTCGCCGACGAAAGCCTAATTGGTGAGTGACGCCAGAACCCCGGCACAGATCGCCCAGCAGAGCGTTCAGTTGCTCAATCAGCTTCTCGGTGATCCGCGCACGGCGCCGGAAGCTGAGAAGCTGATCCAGACACTCAACCCGCAGGCTGAATTTCCCTATCGCCAGCAGCGCGAGGCCGTTCTTGGCCCGGTGATGGGTGAGCTGGAGAAAGAGCGCGCCCGCGTGGCTGCGCTGGAGGAAAAGTGGAACGCCCGTGAGGCCGCCGAGGCCAAGCGGGAGACCAAGCGGCACGAAGATGAGCTGCTGGCTCGCATGGAGGCTGTGAAATCCAAGCGCGGGCTGTCGGACGACGCGATGCAGCGCGTCATGGACCGCATGCGCGCGAACAACAATCCGGATGTCGAGGCTGCCGCCGCGTGGGTGGCCGAGAGCGTGCCCAAGCCGGCACCCGCCGCTGGATATGACTACCTGCCAAGCACGGTTGATCCGTTCGGCACCGCCTCGAAGGACGAGACGTGGGCGGCTTTGCACAAAAGCCCCGATCAGTGGCTCACCGCCGAGCTGCGCTCGATCGTCCGTGACCCAGAATTCACCCGTCTCGGTGGCGCTTAGGAGAACCCGGTAGATGTCAGGTTCAATAACCCAATTTACCGGCCCCAGCAGTGGCGGCATGGTTCCTGGCGGTCTAACCGGCCAGCAGCTTTCCTACATCACGCGCCGGGCGATCATCCCGACCGTGTTCGTGCAGGTCTACCAGGCGCATCCGCTGCTGTCGCTGCTGCTGGCGAATACCCAAGCGGCCATGGGCGGTGTCGGGCAGATCACCTTCCCGGTTCAGGGATCGAGCTTCGTGTCGTTCCAGTGGGGCGGCTTCGGCGGTGACTTTCAGATCCCGCAGGATCAGGTCGCACTGAACAACGCTCAGTTCAACCTCAAGGCCGGCATGGTTCCGATCGGCTTCTTCGGGTTTGAGAGTATAATCCAGTCTTCTGAAGTCGTTATTCCCAAGCTTCGGGCGGTGACATCGGACGCCGCAGTCGTTATGAAGCAGTCGCTTGCTACTTCTCTGTATTCATATACTCAGAATACTCTAGCTCTAGATTCTCTAGTTGGCGCATACGATAACGGCACAAACACCGCGACGTATGGGGGCATCGCCCGTACCAACGGCTACTGGCAGGGTCAGTTTTACCCGAACTCGGCGACGATATCGAACCGCCTGGGCATCGCTCAGGCCCTGGTGAAGGTTCAGACGGGCGCGGGCGGCGAGTCACCCGACTTCATTATCATGAACCCGGTGAACTGGGCCACGCTGATGGCCGACTTCATGGGCGCCGAGATTTTCAACACCGATCCGCGCAGCCGCTATGGCCGGGGTGATGTGGTGAACGCCGGCTTCCGCGCGATCCGGGTGCTCGACACGCCGATTTTCTCGGACCCATTCTGTCCGGTCGGTGAGATGTACATGATCAACTCGCGCTATCTCGCGATGTTCATGCACCCTTCGTTGCAGATGTATTTTACTGGCTTTGAATCTATGATTCCGCAAGGGCAGTTGGCCTCGATCGGCGTCCTCGTTGCCGCGCTCAACATGTGCTGCATGAAGCCGTCTTCGGGTGCGCACTTCACCGGCCTCCAGTCTCCTGGCTGGGTGGGCGGACCGCCGCCGCCGCCGGCAATCGCCTCTGCTACCGCCTTCGCTGGCGCTCCACTGGTCTAAGGGAACCCCGACATGCCAAATCGTTATGGTGGCGTAGGCATTACGCTCCCGCTGAATCAGCTAGGCACCAACAACTTCACGCTTCAGGCCGGCGAGGTGATGTACATCCCGCCCGGCTACTTCAACATCGCGCACGGGCCGTACTCGAGCATTCAGGTCTACGATCCGGTGATGACGGTGTGGCGCCCGATTGCCAACGACGGCTTCGAGGGCAACTTTGTTCAGGTGGACTCGGACGGCGGAAACTACCGCATCGCCAACCAGACGGGTTGCCCGGTTGCCGCGGTGCTGTCGAATGCCGGCACGGGCTACACCTCGGCGCCGACGATCACGGCGGCGGCTGGGTCAAGCTCCTGGGTCGCGATCATGGGTCAAGTCGTCAGCACGACGGCAACCGTGGTCCTTGGCGGCTCCAACTACGTTTATCCGCCGCTGCTGGTGATTGGCGCTCCTGGCTCGCCAGGCATTCCCGCGACCGGCTATACCACGCTCACGTCGGGCTCGATTTCCTCCGCCACCATCTTAAACCAGGGTGCGGGCTATCTGACGGCGCCGACCGTGTCGGTGCTGAACGATCCGCGCGACACCACGGGTTCCGGCGGTATGGTTACGGTGTCGCTGACGGGCAGCCAGACGGTGAACGCCGTCATTTGCACCAATCACGGCCTGCCGATCACCTCGCAGACCGTTCCGGCGCTGACGTTCTCCGGTGGTGGCGGCTCGTCAGCCGCGGCCACGATCATCATGGACTGGACGGTGACATCCTATGCCGTCACGGCCGGCGGTCTTGGCTACTCGGTTTGGGCGCAGGTTGGCACGATCGGTTTCGGTGCGCCGACAATCGCGCCGGCTTATACCAACCCGAACTCGCAGGCGTCCTTCTTCCGTGGCCGCTCGCCGGTGATCAACGCGGCGCTCAGTTCCAACGCCATTACGGCGACGGGGCAGACGCTGGTGGACGGTGGGCATATTGCTTCGGCGGCGAACGCCACGAACAACATGCAGATCGCGATTTATGGCGGCGTTCTCACCGGCTCGACCTCGACCGTTGCCACTCTGACGCTCGGCGTTGGCGGCGTGTCCGATTTCCTCTGGATGCAGGCGGGCTAGGTGGGCTTGTGTGCTCCTATCGAAATACATCTTTGAAGTCAGGGACTTAATCAGAGACCCGCAGGGAATTTTCGTTACCGAAACTTCTCTCGTTCAGTACATCAATGAGGCCAGGGCGGCGACATCTCTCCTGACGGGGTGTTGCCGCCGTCTCATTTTGGGCCAGCCCGAATTCGGTGGCGTGGCCACGCCCGACGTGGCCGTTCCCGGTGGTGCGCGGCCCAATTCCGATCCAGGCAGTCAGTTTCAGTCTGTGGCCGGGCAGGAGCGTTATCCCTACATCGGATTCGCCAACGAATACCTCAACGAGCAGTATCAGGGCCTTCGCGGCATCTGCGACGTGATTTCGGTGACGGTTTCATGGGGCGGGGCCGTGAGGCCCAGCCTGGATTGGATGCCGTTTGAGGATTTCCAGGCTTACTGCCGGTCCAATCAGATCCTGGTGACGAACTATCCGATCGTGTGGACGGTATTCAACGACGGCGAGGCCGGCGAAGTCTGGATGTTCCCCGTCCCGCAGAACGCCAATGAGATGGAGTGGGACTGTCTTTGCACGGCCGGGCCGATCTGGAAGGATGGCGATTTCGACGCCCTGCCATCTCCGTTCCATAACGGGGTGAAGTACTACGCGGCGATGCGTGCTTACGAATCATCGGGGCGCCTGGGATCGGCCGAGCTGATGCGCAGCCGCTTCGAGGACAGCAACCAGTTGCGCCGTGGCGCCGTAGACCGAGGTAAAGTACCGACTCGTTACGGTTCTTGGTAGCCAATGTCCGGCAACCGCGACGGCATCACCAAGCTCAGCCAGGCTGAGGAGCAGCGCTTAGGCGTTCCCGGCAACACGAAGTTCTGGTCAGCCGCACCATTCGGCAGCATGAACCAGTCCGACGCGCGGACGGCGCTGGAAGACAACGAAGCCTACTGGCTCGAAAACTTCCTGCTCACCGGCAAGGGAAGTCTGCGCACCCTCTACGACAAGGGGCCGGCGCTGTATTCCGCCACGGGCGGGAAAACCATCATCTACTTCTCGTTCTTCAACATCAACAACATGACGAACTGCGCCGTCTTCCTGTCGGACGGCACGGCCTACGATGTCTCATTCCCGAGCGGGGTGGTCACGACCATCAGCGCCGCGGCCGGCACATTCTACGACGGCGGGCAGTTGCCGGTGTGCTGCCAGTCCGGTTCACAGTATCTTCTAATATCCAACAATATAAGCCAGAACAATTACTGGATATGGGACGGCACTTTACTGTATTCAGCCGGCTCTCTCGGCCCCTACGTGATCGGCGATATAACCGCCGGCGGTTCTGGTTACACCAGCGCGCCGACGGTGACGTTCTACGGCGGGGCCGGGACGGGTGCGACGGCCACCGCGACGATTCAGGACGGTTCGGTTGTCGCTTTGACGATCACCAACGCCGGCACCGGCTACAACCCGGACGATGTCGTGGAGGCCGCGTTTTCCGGTGGCGGCACTGACAACGGCGCCGTTCTGCAAGCGGTTCTGACCACATCCGGCGTTGAGGCTGCGGTCATCGATGCCGGCGGTTCCGGCTACACCAGCGCGCCGACCGTTGTTTTCTCGGCCCCTGACAGCGGCGTGACGGCGGGCGGCATCGCCGCCCTCACCATGGATGCGGTGTCCTCGATCACCGTCAATGTGCCGGGCACTGGCTACACATCCCCGCCGACGATCACGCTGACAGGCGGCGGCGGCACGGGGGCCGCCGCATCGGCGGTGCTGGCGATCAGCGGCATCAGCGACATTCAGGTGGTGTCGGGCGGTTCCGGCTACACCAGTGCGCCGACGGTCACGATATCAGGCGGCGGCGGCACGGGTGCTCACGCGGTTGCCGTGCTCACTGGCACGGTGGTAACCACGATTACCGTCACCGCCCCCGGAGCCGGCTACAGCTCGACGCCGAGCGTTTCCATGTCGGGGGGCGGCGGCACGGGCGCTTCGGCCGTGGCGGTGCTTACCGTCGCATCGGTAACCAGCGTCAATGTGATCAATGGCGGCTCTGGGTTCACCGGCACGCCCGGCATCACCTTTGCAGGCGGCGGCGGCACGGGGGCCGCCGGCACGGCGGTTGTCATTGGCGGCGCCATTTCGTCCATCACCATGACGCAAGCCGGCAGCGGCTACACATCGCCGCCTACCGTTCAAGTGTCGGGCGGACTGAACATGGCGGCGGTCGCGTCGATCAGCATCATGCCGTTCGGTGTCAGCGGCACGTCGATCGAAACATTCCAGTCGCGTGTCTGGATCAGCAACCCGGCCGGGTTCGGCCCGATTTACAACGGCGGCGTGTTCAACGTCTCAGCGCCTTCGTCGCTCACCAACTTCGCCACCTCGGCCGGTGGCCTGCTCTACACCAGCAGCGACCGTTTCCTGCGTCAGCAATATGTTGCGGTGCATCAGCTCAACGGGTTCTTCTACACACTGGCCGATTCATCGTCGGACGTGATCTCGAATGTGCAGACCGCCGGCACGCCGACAGCCACGACGTTCAACTATCAGAACATCAATGCGCAAATAGGCTGCACGTGGCGCGACAGCGTGCAGGACTACGGGCAGTCTGTCCTGTTCGCCAACGGCAATGGCATCTGCGGCCTCTACGCCGGGACGGTCAAAAAGGTATCCAAGAAAATGGACAACCTCTTTGACAATTTCGTTGCTCCCGCGGCGGGCGGCGTCACGCCGAGTGCCGCGGTTGCCAGTCTCTACACAATTCCGGTCTACCTGCTGAACATCACCATCATAGACCCGCTTAGCGGCTCACCGCGCACGGTGCTGATCGGATGGGACGAGGCGAACTGGCTGATCTGTTCGCAGACAAGCGAGTTTACGTTTGTTGCCACACAGGAAATATCATCGGTGATGACGGCGTGGGGCACGGACGGAACCGGGCTTTATCCGCTGTTCCAGACGCCATCGGCGGCGCTTGCGGCCACGATCGCCACGAAAATGATAGGTTCCGACAGGTCTTATATCGTTAAGGAACCGATGACCGTTTATGTGCGGTCAACCGACAAATCGGCCGATCAGTCCGGCATCGAGCTTGCCATCACCGCCGAGGCCGAGGGCATTGCCCAGCAGGCCGGGCTGGAGCCGCAGAATCTTCCGCATCAGGCTTATCCGCTGCCCGTTCAGCCTGCGTATGCCGCGCCGAACTACACCGCGCCGCTGTGGGGCGGGCCGATGCCGGGCGTGGCCGGAACTGCTATTGGGGTAACGATAAAGAGCTATTCAAAGGATTTTGTTCTAAGTGAAATATCCTTGTCTTACCGGGATGTAGCGAGCGTGTGGGGATGATCGTAATCCGGCTCCTGATTTGCCTGCTTTCCATCGCCACCTGCAAGGCGGCGTGGGGTGACACGGCATGCCCCACCGTCTCGAACAACATCGAGAACCTGTCTGTGTCGGTTACGGGCGCCCCCTCGGCGGGGCAGGGGTTTTACGATCCGACAACCGGGGGGCTTACTTTCCAGCCGGTTGGACCTGGCAACCGCGCGCACTACTTTGTTGGCGTTCCGCGGGCGCTGGTTGTCGGCCATCAGTACATGCCGTGGGTTACTCTGCGGGCCTATCCGGAAGCGCTTGTTCAGGAAAAGAGTAACTGCCCAATTCTGTTGCAGAATGGCAAGCCGCTGCTGACGACGGGCAACGTCCGGGTCACCGTGGCGCCGATGGTCAAGTTCCCCTGTGCGCTGATTTCTGACCAGAAACACACGATTCTGGTGGGGATCATGAATCCGGCCTTCAACATCTATCAGGCGGTTTATGATTCCGAGACGCAGTTTCTCGATGTTCAGTACGTCAACGGCGCATCGCTGATGTTCGTTGGCGTCCCGCTCTCGCTCCTGGGCAGCTCGGCGACTATTCAGTGGAATGATCTCGCGCCGTATCAGGAAGCCCTGATGACGGAAAACACCGGCTGCCCGGTGCTTTTACAGGGGGTCTTCTGATGCGCAAAGTCGTTGTGTTCCTGATCGTCGTCATGGCGGCAACCCCGGCGCTGGCGGTAATTTATTACCCCCTTCTAACGAACAACACGTTTGTCTACGCCGGGTTTGTCTTCGGCGTCAGTGCATTCGGAAGCGGGAGGTTCTGATGCGCGGCGCGCTCTGTGCGGTTATTCTGTTGCTATCGCCGATCGCCGCGCACGCTCAGTGCGCTCTGCCGGTGACCGGGGGGCAGGTGTGGACCGCGGCCATGTGGAACACCTGCCTGGGTTATCTTTACACCAATGTCGGCACCGGCGGCGGGGTTTCGGGCTCCAACTTCAATGCCACCTTCCCGACAACGGGACTGGCGATCGGCGCGACGGCCGGGGGCAACATGGTGCCCATTGGTGCTGATGCGTTCAACGATCTCAACGTCACGCTGAAAACCGCCCTGCCTGCCGGGGGCAACGTCATCGGCTCCGTCACCCAGTCCGGAGCGCCGTGGTCCGTCAACATCAGCGGGGCCGTTCCGCTGCCCAATGGCGCCGCGGTGTCCATGTATCAGGGCGGCATTTACAACCTCGTGGCCCCCGTCCTGACCAACGGGCAACAAACCGCCCTTCAGCTTGATTCGTCCGGAAACCTCAAGGTGAACATCATTGCCGGGGGCAGTGGCGGCGGTGGCGGATCATCGTCCGCGTTCGGCGCGACTTTCCCGCTGACCGGCACCGCGATCGGCGGCTCCAACGGCGGCAACATGGTCTACATCGGCGCCGACGCCTCGCATAACCTCGATGTCAATCTCCAGACAGCGCTTCCTGTCGGGGCAAACGTCATCGGCGCGGTGACGCAGTCGGGAACCTGGATTGTCTCTCTGCCCGTGGGGGCCGCGACTTCGGCCAATCAGGCAGCCGTTCAGGGATCGGTGATGGGCGGCACGGTAGCGCTCATGTCGCAGCTCGCCGGCGCCGCCTACAATTCGTCAGCGCCCACTCTGACCAACGGCCAGCAGGCCGCGTTGCAGGTTGATGCCAGCGGCAATCTCAAGACCAACGTGGTTGCCGGGATTACCTCAACATTCGCTACCACGTTCCCAACGTCGGGCTTTGCCATGGGCGGCTCGAACGGCGGCAACCTGGTCTATATCGCGGCGGACGGCTCGCACAATCTGGATGTCAACTGCATCGTTGGCTGCTCGGGCGGCACGACCTCGAACGCCACATCCGGCGTGGCGACATCATCGAGCAACGGCGCCTCGGTTGTCTGGGCTTACGGCTTCAACGGCACCACCTGGGACCAGCTACAGGTGGACGCCTCGAAGTACCTCAAGGTCAACCTCGAAACCGCGGTCCCGGCCGGCAGCAACGTCATCGGCGGGGTCACTCAGTCCGGCACGTGGAATGTAACCAACGTCAGCGGCACGATCTCCCTGCCCACGGGTGCGGCCACCGCGGCGAACCAGACAGCAGTCACCGGCACCGTTGCCGCCGGCACCGCGGCGAGCAATTCCCTGCTGGCCGGCGGCGTGTACAACTCGACACAACCGGCGCCGACGACGGGCCAGCAGACCGCCTTGCAGGTGGATGTGCATGGCAATCTGCGCACCAATTACGGCTCGGTTACCCTGGTGGCGCTTGATGTGGCGACGGTCACCACCGGCGGCACTGCCGTCACCGCCCTGACTGCCGGGCACCGGACGGCCGGCGGCTGGATCAGTAACCCGACAACGGCCACGATCAATCTTTGCATTAACGAAATCGGCACCGCGACTGGCACAACCTCATCCGGCAGCACAACCTGCATATCGCCGGGGGTCACTTACGCGCTGGCGCCGAGCACTGGCGCGGTGTCGGTCATCTCGTCGGACTCTACCCACCCGTTTTCCGGCGAGGGCTTCCAGTGATGAACCGCAGGCTTTCCTGGCTATTCTGCGCCCTGCTCGCGGCAGGCTTTGCGCCACGCATCGCCCTGGCGCAGCAGGCAACACAACTGCCGGCGGCCAATCTGCCGCTGTCGGGCGCCGAAACGCTTTACCTCGTGCAGAATGGCAATTCCGTCCAGACGCCCGTCTCGACAGTCCAAGGTGTCGGCGTGTTCAACAATCTGACGGCTGCCACGCTGTCGGTCACCGGCGCATCGTCGCTGGGTGTGGTCAACCTTGCCGGCAAGCTTTCGATCCCCGCCTCAACCACGGGCAGCGCTTATATCAATCTGGCGCAGGGCGTTGCGCCGTCATCGCCGGTGAACGGTGACCTCTGGACCACCTCTACGGGGCTGTTCGCGCGCATCAACGGCGCCACGGTCGGCCCGTTCGGCACCGGCGGCGGCGCCAACACGTCCACCGCCAATAACCTCGCCTACTATTCCGCTAACGGCAACGTGGTCAGCGGCCTCGCCACGGCCAACAGCGGCGTGCTGGTCACCAGCAACGCCGGGGTGCCCTCGATCTCGACCACGCTTCCCGGCGGCCTGACCATCGGGCCGTTCATCGGCACCGTTAACAACTACGCTGCGTCGAGCAATTTGCCGACCGTTACAAGTTCAAACTCAGGCCAGCTCGGTTTTGTCAGCAACTGCCTGAACGGCAGCCAGGGCAGCGGCACGGGAACGGGCTGCCTTTACATCGTGAACAACGCCGGATCGTGGCAGGCCATGCCGCTGATCCCGACGACCCAGATCACCATTGGCGGGCAGGCTATCTATCTCGGCGGCTCCACGACCAATCAGGGCAACGGCTCGAAGCTGGCGACTGCTAACGGCGCGTTCACCAACGGCGACTGTGTGCAGATCAACAGCGGCGGCGCCTTCGTCGACAGCGGCTCGGCGTGCAGCAGCGGCGGTGGCGGCAGCGGCACGGTCACGTCCAACTCAGCCAACAGCATTACCTACTATGCGGCGTCCGGCACCACGGTCACCGGCCTGGCTGTTGTCAACAACGCCGTGCTGGTCACCAGCGGCTCGGGCGTCCCTTCGGAAGCAACAACGTTGCCGTCCGGTCTGACGCTGCCCACCGAGACGATCAGCAACCCCGCGATCACCGGCACCGGCACCTATGTTGGCCTCACAGGTTCCGGCAAGCTGGTCACCGCCGCCAGCACCACGACGCAAGCCGGCCTCAATCTGCCGGCGGGCGCCGCGCCAACCAGCCCGACCAATGGTGATGTGTGGACCACGACGGTTGGCGTGTATGCGCGCATCAACGGCACCACGGTTGGTCCGTTTGGCACGGCTACGGGCTCGGTCAGCAGCATTGCGACGACAAGCCCGATCAGCGGCGGCACCATTACCACCACGGGCACGATCACCTGCCCGACATGTGCGCTGACGACCAACGGCGGGTTGCTGACTGCGACCTCCCCCGCCGCGATCAGTGCCGCGGGCCTCATCACGTGCGCTACGTGCGTCACGACATCGGGCGGCGGCGCGCTGACCGCGACCGCGCCGGTGGCCGTCAGCGGTGCCGGCCTGATCACGTGCGCGAACTGCCTGACGGTTTCCGGCGGTGGCGCCTTTACCGTCAGCCTTCCACTGGTTCTTGTCGGCAGCCAGGTATCGATCGGGAATGAGAAAGGTGTTGGCACCCTGAACTGGGACAGCAACACCGTGGTTTCGGCGAACACGTACTATCTGACGCTGGCCTGGCCTTGGGGGACGGGCTCGATCGTGAGTGTGACTTACCTCACAAGCGGGACGAATTCACCGGCGTTCAACATCGCAATCCAGGTGAACGGGGCGAATGTCACAACCTGCAACGGCATCACTGTCAGCAGCGGGACCGCCATGACGACGACATGTGGCTCGAACACCATCGTCAGCGGCAACCCGGTTTCGGTCGTCACCTCGGCGATTACCGGCTCGCCCAGCTCGGCGGCGGTGCAGGTGAATTACGTCAGGAGCGCACTGTGATCAGGCGCCTCCTCGCACTCATCTTCATTTTCATATCGTTTCAGGCCGTTGCGTTGCCGCCTGTGCCGGCGCCGCTGACCGGCACCGTCACAACGCAAACGTGGACCTCCTTCGATCAGAGTTTTGCCGGGATCACGCTCGCGTCCGGCAAGCCGTTTCATTTTAACGTTCTGCCGCCGGCCCAGTACAGCGGCACGACGTACAAATACCCGCTCTATATCTGGCTGCACCCGCAAGCTGAGGGCAACGCCTGGTACAACGGATCGAACACCAACGCGCTGTATGCGACGGGGTCTGGCTATGAGGCCCAGAACTACAACGCCGTTCCCTTCCTGACAGCCTATCCGGCCTTTATCGCGGTGCCATACGCGGATCAGACAACCGACACTTCGGGGGGCGCGGTCGAGAACTGGGGCGGGTGGTGCAACAGTGGCGTCACCGGCAGCGGGACGGTTTATTCGGGCGACACCGGGCCAAACACGTTCGCCGTGCTGGCGATGATCAATTACCTCGAAACGCAATACTCGATCGACACCACGCGCATCTACATCAACGGGTTCAGCCTCGGCGGCATCGGCGCCGAGTACTTCATGCAGCACTACAACGCCTACACCGGCGACCTCGGCCGCGTGTTCGCGGCCGGCGCATCGGAAGCTGGCGTGCTGCAAATCAACGGCTGTGGCGGCAGCACCGTCACCACGGCGCAGTCCACACAGATGAAGACCGTGCCGGTGTGGTGGTTTTCCGGCACCAATGACACCAACAGCCTCGCGTCCGAGTGGAATAATCCGATGTGGACGGCCCTGGCCGGCAACTCGTCGTACCCATCGGCAATCACCAGCGCGTCATCAAATCAGGCCGGCACCAGCGCCATGCGTTACACGCTTTGTGCCACCTGCGGGCATCAGGACACGGATTCGTCCGGCAACCCCGTGTGGACGAACACCACAATCAACAGCTTCCTGTTCTCGCAGGCGTCCTCCGCGGGGTATTTCAGCGTCAGCAGCGGGAGCGTCAAAACGCCGGGTGGAGCAACCTTTGTCGGGAACGGCGTTGGCTTTGGTGACGGCCAGATCGGCGCGATAACGAGCGCGTCGCAGGTAACAAACCTCTTTCCCGGAACCAAGATTGTCGAGGTTTACGCATTCTCTTACGCCGCGCCCAGCACCTATTCCGCATTCGTCAACACGATGACGCAGGCCGGCATCGTGGTCCTTTTCGGCAACGGGCAGAACTTTTTCACAGACGGCACATCGGCCGGGAACGTCGGCGGCGGCTGCGGCGACATATTCACTGGTTCGATTCTGACGACGGAATCGAACTGGTACGCCAGCATGGCGGCGTACTACATCAACAACCCCTATGTGTGGTTCACCACCAATAACGAGCCGTCATTCGTGACGGGCACAACTTCGGACTCGTGCTCGACGCAGGGCGGCACTATCAGTTTGCCCGGCCTCGCGACGTGGGAGCAGGCGACCTATAACGCCATTCGCGGAACCGGCAACAACACGATCGTTATGCTGGAGGAACCGTCCGGCGGCGATCCTGGCACGGTCGGCGCCTATACCCAGACCGCCTATCAGACCTATGGCTTGCCAATGACGCCATCGGTGTTTTCGACCATGAAAGGCGTGGTCTGGAACCTGCACTATTATGGATTTGCCAGCGGGTACAGCACGACGCAGGCGACAGTGAACGATTTCCTCCTGGGCAGCGCTTACGACAGCCCAAGCTGCTGTTCGTCGCCAACCCAGTATCAGGCGACGGGTATTCTGGCGGCACAGACCATCCCCAGCGCTGACGGCGTGATGCCGGTTTTCATCGGCGAGTACGGCAATTCGACCAATGGCACGACGATTGATGCGAACGGGCAGAATGTCGTGACCGCTGTTGGGACGTACGCGAACGGATCGAACGCTTTCGGCTCTATCGCGTGGGTTTGGAACAGCTCTTACACATGCTGCGACAGCCTCACCGTCAACGGGACATCGGTCATGTCGCCCTACGGAACATCGGTGGCATCCCTCATCGCGGCGCCGACAATCGGCGGCGAGACAATCACTGTCGGCACGATCGCACAGCAGAAATCCAACATGTCCTTCACCGTGGGCGGGACAATCAGTGGCGTTACCACGATCCCCACGCTGCAATACAGCGTCAACGGCGGCGCTTGGACCGCGCTCCCGAACGGATCGCCGGTCACCACAAGCAGCTTCATGTTCACCGTGCCGGGGCAGGCCACCAGCACGGCCAACACCGTTGCGGTGAGGGACGCCAACAACACCGGCATTGCCACAACATCGAATTCCTTTGCCGTGGTCACCAGCTCCAGCGGCCCGAGCGGGATAAACTCGGTCACCAACCTCATAAAATATCTGAACAGCCTGGCGGGGAATCACATCCTCTCTGGCCAGTTCACTGAAAACAACGGCTCCAGCCCGCCGAGCCCGTACGGCTATGCGTCCTTTCCGCTTATTCAGAACATCACCGGCCAGTACCCAGCCATGCTCGGCTGCGATGCGGCGCAGGGCACGACCGTTGTCAATTACTGCGAAAGCTACGCCATTCCGTACTGGAACGCCGGCGGATTGCTCATTATGAACTTCTGGCCGAACAATCCAGCCGACAACGGCAGCGCCCTGTGGGGCTCGGATCAAAGCGTTCCGGCGGGCGGCTGGGGCGATGTCGTGCAAGCGGGCACCACGGCAAACACGAATTTCAACGCAGAGCTGAACGCACTCGCGATGATGCTCCAGGACTATCAGAACGCCGGCATTATTCTGATGTACCGCAGCCTGATCGAGAGCAACGGAAACTGGTTTTGGTTTGGCACGGGGAGCTGTTGCGGCGGTGGCGGCAGCGGCATAACGGCAGCGCAGAATATTGCGATATTTCAATATATGCACGATTATCTGGTCAAGACGAAGGGGCTCACCAACCTGGCGTTCATTTTTTCTCCGAACGCTTGCCGTGGCGGCACCTGTGATTCATCGCTTTATCCCGGCGCGGCCTACGCCGATATCGTCGGGTGGGATATCTATTCGGACAACCCCGGCAACGATTCACAGGGCGATTACAACACCATGTCGACGTACGGGAAGCCGATGTTGTACGCCGAATTCGGCTCCAACCTTGGCGGCAACACCGGCGGTGGTGATGTGTCCTTTTTGGAATCCACGCTGATCAGCCAAATCCAGACATACACCCCTAATGTGGTGGGCTGGCAGCAGTGGTGGTCCGGCAACAACCCCCCGGCCGTTGGGTGGGGCATGGAGCTTCTGACCAACACCACCGATACGAAGACGGCGATCAACAACAGCGTCGTCATCAACCGCGGGCAGATCATCTGCTCGATCTGTGGCGGCGGTGGCGGCGGCGGATCAACGGTGGTGAGCTGGAACCCCGGCGATACCTCGCCCAGCATCACGCTCTCGAACAACAACCTCACGGCGACCGGAACCGGATCGGCCATCGGCGGCACGCGGGCCACGCTCTCGCAGAGCACGGGCAAAGTTTGTTACGAAGTCATGGCATCGGTCGTGACCGTTGATGAATCTCTTGGCCTTGCCAATGCAAGCGAGGTTCTGGCCGGCAGCTTCACCCCAGGGCGCGACAACAACGCCGTCGCATTCTACCCGTCCGGCGGAACGCCGCAGAGTGTGTTTTTCAACGGCGTCACGCTTCTCAGCGGCACCGTGGCGGCGGCTGCCAATGGCGACTACATCACGCTTTGTGCTGACCTTGGCGCCGATCTCCTGTGGATCACCACCCCCGAGACGCGCGCAGCCGGGCGGACGTGGAACAACAGCAGCACCGCCAACCCCGGCACCGGCACTGGCGGGCTGTCCTTCAGCGGCCTCACCTGCCCCTGCTTCCCCTATTTCGGCACCCAGGATCTGACCACCACGGTCACGCTCAACGCGGCCGGGCCGTTCGCCATTGCCACGCCATCGGGCTTCGCCGCATGGCAGCCGCCCACGGCCTGCTCATACCATCCGGCACTGTTCATCCTTGGCGAGAAGGATGACGAGCCATCTGCCGAAGACGATAACTCGTGGTATATTCACAACGTGAGTTTTGGAGGTGATGATGGCGAACCACACGGGCTTGCGGGAAAACTGGGTAAAATTTCTCGCTGGGGGCGAGAATCCCAAGGGAATGGTTGCTCAGGTTCCTGACGAAACCCTGGTGAACTACCAGGGCGGGGAATCGGCGGTCGGCGGGGAGACTGATCCGCGCTCCCTTCAGGCCGAGCAGAGCTTCATCCAGGTGTCAGCCTATCAGCGCCGGCGGCGCTGATGCCGCTCGCCAATCTTCTGTTTGTGCCGCAATCCAGCGAGGACTGGAGCATCTGGAGTTTCAGCCACCGTGATCAGCACCAGTTGATCCGCAATGCGATCCAGACGAAGTACGGCACGAACCTGGATTTCTACCCGATCGATCCGATCGACCTGACCGCATTTGAAAACTTTCTCAACTACAACCAGCAGGCGCACGACGACATGAACGGCGTTCTCGGCACGCGCGGGAGTGATCTCTTGCAGGTGGATTACAAAAACCGCTCCGAACTGGAGGCGTGGGTCTATCTGCACTACCAGGAGCACTACACGGCCTCGGCCGCGCTAGGGGTGACATAATGGACGCATTGGCAGGGGCAACGAAGGGGATTGCTGCACAGAAAACCCTTGGGGATGAGGCCCGGCGCGTGGCGCAGGAAGTGGAAACCATGATCGGACATATCCGCAGGGTTCCTGGCGTGGATATGGGGGCTGTCGATCAGGGCGTCGGCCAGTTGAAGGAGGGGCTGAATCATATTCTGCGCGCCGTATCGAAGGGCAAGCGCGATGAGTGAATTCACCCTTCAACGCGAGCGCGTCCAGGACACCATTGATGAAGCCCATCCGCTACTGGAGCGTCATTGGGATGAAATTGCCTGGACGAAGGAGTTGTCTGGCGTCGATATAGACAGAGCGTTCTACAAGCGCCTGGAAGATATGGGTGGCATTGTTTGCGTGACAGCGCGCCGTGAGGGCGCGCTGATCGGTTATGCCGTTTATTTCATTCGTCAGCACCCCCACTACCAGGGCGTGAAGTGGGCGGTCAGTGATATTTACTGGATTGCTCCCGAACATCGCGGCCGGTTGCTTGGCGCGCGGCTGTTCAATGTGATGGAAACAGAGCTTCGGGAAATCGGCGTCCAGGTGATGCACACGACCGGCAAAACGGCGCACCCGGCAGCGCATCGTTTGTTGTTGGCTCTAGGTCATTCTGATATCGAATGGGGCGTTGGAAAGGTTTTGTAAATGGGTATTACGGCAGCAATTGGCGGCATTGCAGATGCTCTTGGCGGCGCCGCCGTTGCTGACGTTGGCGCCGATGCTGCCATTGGTGGCCTTGGCAGCGTCATCGGTGGCGCCGCCGCAACGGACGCTCTCGCTGCCGGGGGTCTTGGCAGCGTCATCGGTGGCGCCGCCGCAACGGACGCTCTCGCTGCCGGGGGCGCTGATGCGGCGCTGGGCGGCGGTCTTGGCAGCGTCATCGGTGGCGCCGCCGCAACGGACGCTCTTGCGGGTGGCGCAGGTGCCGCCTCAGCCAATGCCGGGCTTGCCGGCGCTGTCGGCGCAACAACCGGCCTTGCCGCAGCCCCTGGCGGGGCGGGTGCTGGCACGCTCGGATCACTGGGCGGAGGCGCGGGCGTCTCGGCTGCTGGCGCAGCCGCGCCAGCCTCCATTGCACCCGGCGCCGGTGATGCCTTGACGCTGTTCTCGTCCGATGCGCCCGCTGCCGCCGCTGGCGGCTACACCCCCGGTGTCACCGCGACGGATGCGTTCGCACAGGGCGGCGGCGCCGTCACGTCGGGGCCGCTCGGGAGTGTTGGGGATACGGCGGCGTTTGATGCCGCCGGCACGCCGGGCAGCGGCCTGACAAGCGCCGCGGGCGCCGCAACCAATGGGCTGCCCGTGCCGCCTGTCCCGCCGGCTGGCGGTGCTGGCGCTGGCAACGTTGACGGCGGGCTGTCGTTTGGCAACTCGACGGTCAACGGCGGCCTCGCCGCCGGCGCCGGATCACCGTCTAGCGGGGTGGGTTCCGCCCTCGGCGGGGTTGGACACTTCCTGGGCAACAATGCCAACTGGCTTCTGCCGGCTGCCCTGGTTGGCTATCAAGGGCTGAAATCCAGCGAGGGCCTGGGCAACATTCCGGGTTACAACCAGCTAAATGCGCAGGCCGGGCAGCTCGCCTCGCAGGGCAGTCAGCTACAATCGTATCTACAGACAGGCACCTTGCCGCCCGGCGTTCAGACATCGTTGCAGCAGGCCGGCAGTGCCGCCACGGCCTCGATCAAATCGCAGTACGCGGCGCGCGGGGATGCGGGAAGTACCGCCGAGGCGCAGGACATCGCAAATGTGCAAAACACGCTCGCCAGCCAGGGCGCGCAGATAGCAACTCAGTTGCTCGATACGGGCATCTCGGAAAGCAATCTGTCGGCGCAGCTCTATAGTAAAATCATGGGCGCCAATATGCAAAATGATCAGCAGTTGGGGAATGCGCTGACGACGCTGGCGGCCGGCGCCGCCCGGCCGACTGTAACGGTCAATCAGGCATCCCCGTGAGCGCGTCATTCTCAGCCGACCCAAACACCAGCGGAGCCCCGCCGCTCCAGGAGCAAAAGCCGCCGGAGCAGCCCAAGCCGCGGATGTCGCCGGCCGCGACTGGTGCCACGCGCGGGATGCCGCCGCCGACAGCCGCCCTTTCGGATCGACTGGAGCAGGACCGCGCCGAGGCGGAGGCCAGCAAACCAGTGATGCCGGTCATCCAGAAGCCGCCCAAGCAAGAGGCCAACACCGATCCGTTCCAGGCTTTCGGCCAGCCTGCTATGTGGATCGCCGCACTTGGCAGCCTGTTCACGCGCCGGCCGTTCGTAAATGCGATCCAGGCCATGGGCGGCGTGCTCAAGGCCACATCCGACAAGGATGCAGCACTTGCCAAGCAGAAATATGACGAGTGGAAAATCGAGAGCGCTAACGCTCTCAAGCTGTCGCAGTATCAGGAAAAGGTTTACGATTCAGCGCTGAAAAAGATGAGCACGGACGCTGCGGCGGGCCGAGCTGAATTGCAGACCAGCGTTCTGGCCTACAAAGACGAGGTGTTGCAGCAGGCATACGCGCATGGCGGCATTGATGAGGTGAAGAACCTGCTGTTCGCTCGAAAAAAGCAGACTGCGGCAACGCAGGCCGCTCAGGCGGGCGCGGAGACATTTCTTCAGGGCCACATCGCTGTCGCCGAGGGGCTTGGGTCAGATGACCCGACAAAGCAGGCCGAGGCCATTGACGTTCTGCGCAAGCAGATGCGGGCAGACTCCGCCGGCAAGGGGTCTACAGTCGCCACGCGGCAGTCGACAGACCTCAATGACGTGCGTCTCGACAGCGCGAAGCAAGATATTTTGAGCGGCGATCCGGCTCTAGTAGAGCGCGGTCAGCGGCTGGCCGAAAGCATCCTCCAGCTCGGCGCGGGCGCCTTGAAACCGGCGTCAGCCGCGGCTGGGACGTGGCAGCCGTTCACCGATCCTGAGACGGGGGCGCAGGGCTATCGTCGTAATGTCAGCGGCAAGCCCGAGTACACCGACCTACAGGGCAACGCGATCGAGGCGCCCAAGGGCATTTCCAAAATCGGCTCGTCGCAGCCGGCGACGATCTCGCCAGAGGACGCGCATATCCTCGCCCAGTCGGCGGATGCGGGAAACTACCAGCCTCTCGCCGGCCTGGCGCGCACCCCGGCCAACATCGGTCTGGTGGACAAGGAACTGGGCGAGATTATTCGCGCCCGCGGCGGCAGCGGCGCGGACTTGGCTGACGCGACGATCAGGTTCCATGCGGCGATGGCCGAGCAGACCAACATTGCTCGCGTCGGATCAAAGCTCGATATCGGCGCGCAAGAGTTGTCCGTGACCATCCCCCAGGCGCGCGAAGCGTCGCAGAAGGTGGTTCGCTGGGGCTTCTTCGGTGCTGACAAATTGCGCCAGGCCCTTCAAGGGCAGGCCGACGATCCCGATCTGGCGGATTTCGCACTGGCCAATCAGGCGGTTGCCAACGGCTTTGCCGGCGTTGCAACGCGCTCTGGCGCCTCAACCGAAGGCGCGCGGCAACACGCCTACGATCTGTTGTCGATCGCCCGAACCGACGCCGTCTATCAGCGCCAGATGGACCGCCTGGAGAAAGAGGCACAGGCGATGCTGACCGGAACCGCGAAAGCGAGGCAGGACAGTCAGGCGAATTTCCGCGCCGGCCTCAAGCCCGACCTGACCCAGCAGGGGCAGGCGGCGCATGACGTCCCGCTGATCAAGGGCGATTCCCATCCCGTTGTTCTCACGCCGGGACGTGAGGATGGGGATTATGACGCCCTGCCGTCCGGCACATTGTTCGTTGGTCCGGACGGCATCGTGCGGAAGAAGCCCTAATGGGATGGCAGGACGCCCAGGTTGTCGTCTCGCAGCAGGATAATCCCCTGCTCAGGCCCGGTCTCGACCCGAACGGATTGCGCCCGCCCAAGCCCGGCGCGCCACCGGCGCGCGTGCCGGCATGGATGCAGGCGCCCGTTGCGCAGACGCCAGCCCCAACGCCAATACCAACAACCGTCGTCAGACCGCAGGAGCCCAAGGCCGCGCCCCCCGTAGCCTCTGACGCCCCCACGATGTCTCCCCTGGATCGGTTCGGCACGGGGCTGAAAGACCCGATAGAGGGCGGGGCGCAACTGCTGACGCACGTGCTGCCGGATGCCATCGTCAAGCCGGTCAATCAGTTCAACAACTGGCTCGCGGACAAGACCGGGCTGGTTGAAAAACTCCCGCCGGGCGGCATGGATGAGGAAGCCGAGCAACGCGAGAAGACGATCCAGGCACAGACGCCCAAGGGCATTGACTGGTGGCGGATCGCTGGTGATGTCGCCAGCCCGGCCAACTACGCCGGCCCGGCAAGCGTTCTGGGGGATGCGAACATGGCCCGTCGCATCGGCTCAGCCGCCATCCAGGGCGCCACAACGGGGATGATGCAGCCGGTTGCGTCGCAGGGGAGTTTCGCGGAGAAAAAGGCAGAGCAGGCTATCGCGGGCACCGTCACCGGCGGGGCCGTGGGCGCAATCGCCGAGCCCGTGGCGCATCTTGCCCGGTGGGTGACGGGTGTGCATGGGCAGGATGCCGTCAACGACAAGGCGGTTCAGCAGGTGCTGGCGCGCGTGCAGTCTGACCAGAAGGGCGGCGGCGCCTCATTCCAGGACATGCTCGATCTTGCCAACGCCACGCCGGGCAAGCCCATGGCCTTTGCCGACGTGGCCGATGAAAACGCCAAGGGGCTGCTGGGCAAGATCGCCCGCGCGCCAGGCGATGCCAAAGCACACATCGCAAAATTCTTCCGTGACCGCGACATCGATACCGGCACGCGCGTCAGCACTGACATTAGCAATGAACTGGGCGGCGGGGCGAGGTATTACGTCGACCAGGCGCTACAGGATGCCCGGTCCAAGGCTGCCAAGCCGCTGTACGAAAAGGCATTCGCCAATCACAAGCCGCTCGACAGCACCTATTTGGAGGAGCTGCTGGATACCAATCCGCGCATTCAGCAGGGCATGAAAAAGGGCTGGGCCATCGAGCGTGACGAAGCGCAGGGCGAGGGGCGCCCGCTCGACGCAACGAGCTATGGCATTACCAGCATAGATCCGGATGGCACGATCAATCTCGGCCAGGTGCCCAATCTCAAATTGTGGAATGTGGTGAAGAAGGGCCTGGATGCGCAGATCGAAGCCGCCAAAGACCCGCTAACTGGGCGGCTGACGCAAGAGGGCGTTGCCATATCCAAGTTAAAGAACGGCGTTCTGCGGGAGCTTGACCGTCTTAGCCCCGACTACAGGGCCGCACGCGAAGCGTGGGGCGGCCCGACCGTCAGCATGGCCGCCATGCGGCAGGGGCAGAATATCTTCAAGATGGAACCGGAGGAAATCGAAGATTCATTTCGGAAGATGACGGGTAACGAGCGGGAGTTTTTCAAGCTCGGCGCGGCGAACACCATGCGCAAGATGGTGCAGAAAACCGGCGAGAAGGGCGACGAGGTGAGGCAGCTCATGCTGCCGTACGCCAAGCGGCAGATGCGCGCGATGTTCCCCGACGACGCTTCGTTCGAGCGGTTCTTCGCCTCGCTGAACGCCGAACACAAGATGTGGCAGGCGTGGGCATCCACCTATGCCGGTTCCAATTCCGCTGACAAGCTGGCCGAAGATATGCGGGCCGACACAACCGCCGCCTCTCACGGTGTCAGGGGCCTCCACGCGGCAACCGAGGGGCGTTGGCTGCCGGCGATCGGGCACGGGCTGCAAGCCGTTGGCCGCTACCTGAAACCGGAAGATCCGCGCCTGTCCATGGCCAAGGCGAAGCTGTACACGGCCCCGCCGGCTGATACCATTGCCAAGCTCCAGGCTGCGACCAAGGGCATGCCGACCATTCGCATCTATCCCAATGCGGTGCCCGGCGTGGCCGCCGCGACAACCCCCGATCAGAAAAGCGCCCCGTGAAGTCAAAATCCAGTCCGGAAGAAAGTCTCGCCGGTCATCTCGACACATTCTTTCTGCGGCTGATGGAAGAAGCCTATCCCGCCAGCGCGCCGCCGGAAGACGACGCCGCAGGCAGGGTTGGGTTTGTCGACCGGGTGCGGCTGTTTGACAGCGGAGTCCGGTGGGTGGCAACCAAACACCGTGTCAATCCAGAGGAAGAAGAAGATGCCTTTGCAGCAGCCCGCCGCCGCGCCATCAGTGGAAAGGGAGGGCGTGGTGCCGCTGGTTCGTCAGCAGCCAACGGCGCCGGCTGAGTTTGCCGGGTTCGCCCCCTCTCGCGCGCCAGAGACTGCCACGCCACCGGCCCAGGCCGCCCGTGAACCGATAGCTGACCGAGCCTTTGTCGGCACACTGGCCGCGATCGGCGCAATACTGGCATCCCGCCTGATCCTGCTGCTGGCCGTCATCGGCGCTTTCGTGCTGGCAATGAAAGCGGACGGAACGCCCGGATGGTGGGTTCTCGTGGCATACACATGTCTCACGGTGTTGCCCCTCACCGTGCTAGATGTCATTACGCGACAAAGAGGGGGCTTGTAGTTTTGCCATGAGTGGCACGTCTATCCCGTACCTGCAAACGTTCTCGCCCGGCCAAGGCGTAATCCCTGCCGCCAGCCTGAACACGTTTATGCAGGGCGGGTGCTATCTCGCCAACCTCCGCACTTTCACTGGCCTGCCCAACCAGACCGTGCAGATGATCGGCTTCACCGCACAGTCCGATGGCGGGCAGGGCACATTCGTTTGGTCGACCAACACCGGGACGGACGATGGCGGGGTCACGACAATCGTCCCTTACGGCGTGGTGGCTGGCTGCTGGCTGCGGCAGATCCCAGGCTATGTGCTGTCGGGCGGCTCGCTCAGCGGGGTCATCAGCTCCGTCACCAACATTGCCTCGCTGCGGGCGCAGACGACAACCACCCTGACCGGAACGGTGGTGTTCGTCGACGGCTACTTCGTCGGAGCGGATGGCGGCGAGGGCATCTTCTGGAACAATGCAGCCGACACATCATCGGCTGACAACGGCGGCACGATCATTGTGGATGCGTCCTCTCGCCGCTGGTATCGCGAGGCGTCGGGCGCTCAGAAAAACATCCGCTGGTTCGGCGGCAATCCCTCGGTCGCGGACTGCACCTCAGCCTATGTCGCGGCCCTGGCATCGCTCACCACAAATGGCGGGGTTATTTTCTTCCCCAAGGGCGTTTACACCTTCCTTTCTTCTCCGTCCTATACTTACCCTGCAACGACACCATTCAGCGTTGCTATAAATGGCGAAAGTCAGGACGTAACGACACTCAGCTTCCCGTCAGGAAGCGGGTTGTCATTTTCCGCCAGCAGCCCCTTGCATACCGTGCATTTGCGCAACTTCACCTGCTCGACCAGCGCGGCCGGCGGCAGCACTGTCGGGATTTCCCTCACCAACAGCGTGCAGGGCGGTGACTTTGGCCAGAACGACGTTATCAACGTGACTTTCCGCGGCGCCGATGGCGGCGCGCTCACTGACTACTGGAACACATCGCTTTCGGTGACCGGGTGGGGCAATTTCACCCATACGTCCTGTGTTTTTTACGGCCCGACCGCAGGGCTGTCTGGCATCGGCGTGTCGCTACAGGGTGTCGCTTCGGGCGGCTTCAAATACAGCCTGATCCACAATTTCAATTCCTGCTCATGGTTCAATCTGGCGGAGGGCCTGATTTATGGAACCTACGTCCAGGGCGTCACGGTCTCTCAGTGTAATTTCACCAACGGCACGACGGACATCCTCATCCCGACCGGCGCTGTCGGTTGCGTGCAGCTCACCATTACCGGCAGCCAGTTTGCCGGGTCTGGAGAGCGCATCATCCTGAACGGGGCGCTGGCCAGTCTGTTGATGAGCAGCAACCTGATTTTCGTGGCGGCAAACCAGATCGGTCTGGCGCTGAACGCGATCTATGGCCAAGTGTCCATCATCGGAAACAACTTTTCCGGCATGTCGGTCTCCGGCAGCTTCGGCATCAACGTCAATGCGACCGGGTATACGTGCGTGGTTACCGGCAATGTGTTTTACGGGCTGGGCAACGGCATCAACCTGCTCGGCGCCAGCACGGGCGGCTGGATCGTGGCGCTGAACAATTATTCCGGTAGCACCAACACCGTGCTCAACGTCGGCTCGAACACTGTCGGCACAATTACGCAGTAGGATCGCATGTATCTTCCGAACACTCGCCACCAAGGGGATTATCACCCATCCCGACGCGCGGACGGCACGATCACGACGGGCAGCACGCCGCAGTTGGTTCTGCCCGTGGCGAGAACCAGGGCGATGCTTCTGGTGATGAACATCTCCGCGTCGAACATGTTTCTTGATCATGGCCCCCCTCGTGCCGTTGCCACGATATCAGGCGGCGCAGTGACGGCCGTGACGGTGCTAAACGCCGGATTTGGTTACACCATGGCGCCAACAATTCAGTTTGAGGGCGGTTTTGCGCCTTATGTGGTCAATTCGGTTTGGGATGGGCGCGGCATTGCTGATGCTAATTCACCATCGGGATTAGCCACGCAGGGACTTACGACGGGAACAACCAAATACAACCGGCCCGCCAAGGCGCATTTCGTTCTTTCCGGCGGCGCCGTCTCATCCGTTGTCATTGACGATCCTGGCTTCGGTTACGTCAATCCGCCAGAAGTTATCGTCAAGAACAACAACCTTGATCCATTCGGATGTGCCGCGCCATCGGCAACGCAGGGTATTCTGTTAGCGAACAACGGCGGTTCGTATTACCTGAACGGGACAACCTGCCACACGGAATCCATCGCGATTTTCTGCACGTCTTCCACGTCCGCCTACACGGTGGAGTATATGGGTTGACCCGCCTTATCAGGCTTTTGACGGTCTTTCTGTTCATGGGTGGCGTTGCTCATGCGCAGCCGGTTCCGGGCAGTCCAGCAGGCGCATCGGGCGGCACATCATCGAATTTCGGTGCGAGTTTTCCAACGGCGGGAACGGCATCAGGCTTTGTATTCGGCGGGAACCTGACGGGCGCGAGCACTGACGGTGTAAACGGTAATCTGGATGTCAACTGCGTCGTCGGATGTGCTGGCGGAACCGCTAGCAACGCATCGTCCGGCGTTGCCACGTCGAGCACGAACGGCAAGACGAACGCATGGCTCTATGGCTTCAACGGCACGACATGGGATCAGTTGCAGGTTGACGGCTCCAAGAACCTAAAGGTGCTGGCAACCGGAAGTGGCAGCGCCGGAACGGCGGCAAGCGGGGTGCTGACGGTTCAGGGTATTGCCTCCATGACGCCGGTTCAGGTGTCGCAGGCAACGGCGGGGAACCTCAACGCCACTGTGGTTCAGAGCACAGCGGCGAACCTTCTCGCCAATGTCGGCGGTCTTGCGGCGTCCGGAGCGAGCGTATCGGGCAATCCGATCCTCAACGGCGGCAGGGCGCAGAACGCGGAACAGACAGCGGTAACGAACGGGCAGGCTGTTGGGCTGGCATCTGACCTCGTGGGGCGGCTGATCGTTTCCCCATATGCCAACAAGGAGAACTTTGTCGGCGGCACGGTATCCGTCACCGGCACATCGTCAACGTCTCTCGTGGCTGCGCCGGGTGCGAACCTCTACCTCTACATAACCGCAGTCTCGTGCTTCAACTCAGGGTCCACGCTAACGACGGTTTTGTTTCAGAATGGATCGGGCGGGACGACCATATGGGAAGGCGTTGCGGCGCCTACGGGCGGCGGCTTTACGCACACGTTCCCCGTGCCGATCGGCGGCGTGAACAACATGACGGCGAACACGGCGCTGTATATCCAGGCTGGTTCCGCGACCACGACGCTGTATTGCAATGCGTCAGGCTACAAGGGTTCGTGACATGCTGCGCTGGCTCGCTCTGCTGTTACTGCTGACGTGCCCCGCGTCGGCGCAACTCCTAACTACCGGGGCGGGCTGCCAACCGGCTGTTTGTTCTGGAGGTGGGGGGTATCAGGGTCCAGGCGACGTGGTATCTGGTGCTACCGCCTGGTACGGCCTCAGAGGATACAACGCGGCTTACGCCACCGGCAGTAACAACGCCATCAACATCCGGCGGGCGAGCGACAACAGCACCAGCAACATTGTCATTCTGAGCAATGGCAACCTGGACACTGCGACGGCCTCGAGCTTCGCCGGGACAGATGCCACGGCAAGTTGCACCGTTTCTGGCACTAGCGCCACTTGCTCGGGTGCCAGTGCTACGATCCACGTGAATGATCCGGTAACGGGAACTGGCATCACTGTACCTTGCGTAGTGACGGCGACGAACGGATCGACAACTGCGACGATTTCCATAGCAGGCACCACAACTAGTTGCGGAACTATCGGCACGGCCACGACGCTGACGTTTCAGGTGGCGCTATTTGCTACTGAAGCTTATGATCAAAGTGGGAATACTATTCATATCACACAGGCCACATCGGGCAGCCAGCCGCAGGTATTATTGTCGTGCGCTTCTGCCTTGCCTTGTTTCTACTTCAACGGCGCTCAAAAGCTTGTATCGGGAACAATATCAACCCATGCCCAACCTATTACATTTTCGTATGTAGGGAACAGAAAAGCGAACTTTTCCGCTATCAATATCGCTATGTCAACATTTTTAGCAGGTTCAAACTGCGATCTCGGATGGGATTCTACAGCAAACGCTGTATATGGCTTCTGTGGAACGAGAACCAATATAACAGGTGTATCAGACGGAGTATTACATTCTGTTTCTGGTGTTATGAATGGTGCATCAAGCCCATTTAATGTAGATGGGACAGTTACTACTATAAACGTTAATACAGCAGCAACTGGAACTCAAATAGCCATTGGGGACAATCCCGCCTCATATAGTCAAGCTCTTGTTGGATACCTATCGGAAACTGGGTTGTGGCCTACCGGGTTTACTTCCGGCAACCAGACCTCCATGTGCCATCAGCAATTCACCTACTGGGGCACCGCGACATCATGCTAATTCGCGCCCTAATCATCCTGGTCCTGCTGACCGTTCCGGGGCTTGCCCAGGACGCCAGCCTGCGATATGCCAGCTTCCCCAGCCTCGCGACGGCACAGGCCCTCAGTGCAAGCGCATGGCAAGCGGTGCAATGCACGCCCCAGCCGAGTTGTGACCCGGCGCAGATCACCCAGTTCAACTACCCGATCATCACGCTGGTCAATGGGAATAGCGCCATCGTGATTCACTCGGGCGATGTATATCAGGGCGAGCACCTGTCCCTGCCAAACGGCAAGAGCTTCAATCTGACGGCGAACCAAATTGCGGCGCTGCAAACGCGCGCCCAGGTTGGCACGCAACTACCCGACATCCTGCCCGTGGCGCTTGTGGGAAGCCGCCTCACGACTGCGCAAACCAACGCCCTCAACACCTACAGGGGCACGCATTCCACGTTCAACACGAATTACAATGCCCTTGTAGCCGGGCCGATCGACCTCGAAGGATCGTTGCTGGCCCCCGTCTCGGCCGAAATGGTGTCATCCGGCCTGTTTACCTCTACGGATATAGCGACGATTTTTGCCCCACAGACGACCGCCGCCGTGAACCCGTGACGTTGTGGACATGACGGATTTTCACTATATCGATCGGCGGATTCCGGCTGCCCGCAAATCAACTCCAACGCCGGGCGCTACTGGCGCCCACCACAAGGACCGAACCGTATGAAGAAAGTTATCGCCCTCGGCGCGCTGCTGGCGCTTTCGGCGCCAGCCTTCGCCGACCAGACCCCATCGCAGCTCCAGTTTACCAATTCTCTCGCTTCCAACCTGTCTTCTGCCCTGGGGCAGATCGACATGCAGCGTGATAAGATCACGGAACTGACAACTGAGAACACGAAGCTGAAAGAGCAACTGGCGCAAATGGGCAAGCCGGCGGGCAGTGAAGATGCCGCGCCATCGACCGAGCCGCAGGGCAACGGAGCGCACGCAAGCCGCTTTGCGCCGCCACCCGCAAAATCACCGTAACCCAGAGTTCTAATTGCCGATACCAGGGCGCCAGGAGACACGAACAGAAATACGCGAAGCCCTCCTCCGCCTTGGCGTTGATATAGAAAATGATACATCACTGAAGCAATTTAGAGACAACCAATCGTGGATAACGGAGCACCGGGAATTCGTACAAAAACAGCGGGCATTCCGTTCGGCGCTAAGTTTATCTGCGATTGCTGCCCTGTTCGGCGCAATTGCCACTACCATCGGCGGCTGGCTGCTGGGGCATGGCCTGGGGATAAAGTGAATCGCACCAAGCTCTGCCTTGTCCTGTTTGTCTGGTTTCTGTTCGGGGCCGCCACGGCGGCGATCTTTCGGTAAGACGGGGAACCCATGAAATTCCACACCTACATCAAAAAGCGCGCATCGCCTTCAAGCCCCTGGTCCATACCCAAGCTTTGCGCGGCCTATGGCTGGCCCGCCAATGCGCCGGGCACTGGCGCCATCGCGATCGTTGAGCTGGGCGGCGGCTGGAACCGGGCCGATGTCACGGCGGCTTTCGCCGCCATGGGCCTGCCCGCGCCGTCGATTACGGACGTTTCGGTGGACGGCACCAAGAACACCCCCGGCGGAGACGCGGATGGTGAAGTTGCTCTCGACATTCAGGTAGCCGGCGGCGCTTTCGCTGTCGCCACGGGCCGCCCCGCCAACATCCGCATCTACTGGGCGCAGAACATCGCCGAGGCGGTGCATCGCGCGTCCGTCGACGGCTGCTCGGTCTGCTCGATTTCCTGGGGCGCGCCCGAAGAAAGCTGGGGCAAGCCGGCGTGCCAGGACATGAACGATACCGCGATGGTTGCCGGTACTGTCGGCATGGCGGTGTTCGCCGCGGCCGGCGACAACGACGCGGACGATGGCAATTCCCAGCCCTCAGTGGACTGCCCGGCCTGCTGCCCGCACATCATCGGCTGCGGCGGCACCAGCATCCCGGTTGGCGGCTCTGAGGCGGTGTGGAACAACAACCCAGGCCGCGCCAATGGCGAAGGAACCGGCGGCGGCTATTCTGTCTACTTCCCGCGCCAGACGTGGCAGCTCGGGGCGCCTGTCGGCCCCAAGGGTCTGGGCCGGATGGTGCCGGACGTTGCAGCGAACGCCGATCCCGACACTGGCTACATCATCGTGCTCGACGGCCAGGAGCAGGTCTTTGGCGGCACCTCCGCCGTGGCCCCGCTCTATGCCGGCCTGGTCGCCGCGCTGAGCGACAAGCCGGGCCTGCTGGGTGCTGAGTTTTTCCGCAACAAAAGCTGGTTCAATGATGTGACTTCGGGCAGCAACGGCGTCTATGCTGCGCGCATCGGTCCAGATCCATGCACCGGGCTTGGAACGCCGATTGCGCACAAATGGCAGATTCCGTGAACACAAACACCACAACGCTCTCTACATCGGCCGCCAGCAACTCCAGCGCGGCGGCAGCCGTGGTCGTTTTTGCCTGGCTTCTGGCCAGCAAAGGCATCGCCATGCCGGCTGAGGTGGCGGCGGCGCTGACCGTGCTGCTCGGGGCCTTCGTGCATTACGTCTCGGCCTGGATTCCGTCTACGACGCCGCCGGCGGCGTAATGGCGCTTCCCGCGTACTCCACCGGGTTCACAGCCTCACCGTCCGGCTTCATCCAGGGCGGCTTCCTCGCGCCGACCTTGCGCACGCTAAGTAACGCGCCGGCCAACTCGCTGGTCTACTGCGTTGGCATCGATGCTCCCGGTGACGCTGGCGCGGGGGCTTATTACTGGAATGCCACCTCAACGCTCGCTGACAACGGCGCCAGCGTTTTTCAGGTCACCGGCGTCTCGGTCGGGCGCTGGATACGCACCGTTATGGCGCCGCTCAACCTCGGCGGCGGGTTCCGCGGAGCGGCAACCCGCAACCCCGGCCCCCTCGATGACGTGGCGCACGGCTACCCGGTTGGCGCGCTCTGGCTGAACACCGCCACCAACATTGCCTACACCAACACCTCAAACACTGCCGGGCAGGCGGTGTGGGCGGTGACCGAGTTTCCCTTCCTGGCGCTGCCGGGCGACATGCTCTCGACCGCGCCGGTGGCCTGTTATGGCATGGTGCTGCTGCGGAAATCCTATGGCGGCAACTGCATCAAGGTTAACCGCCAGTACGACAATTTTCAGTTCAACGTTGGTTTTACCAGCGCGGGACTGCTCGATGTTGCCACGCTGAGCCTCTACCTCTCCAGCGCCACGGGCGCCGGACTCGCGGCCCAGGTCACCACCTGGTACGACCAAAGCGGCAACGGCTACGACGCCACACAGGCGACGGTGGCCAACATGCCGTGGATCTACCGCAACAGCATAAACGGCCACATGAGCCTCTGTTTTGACGGTCAGCAGAGCACGGTGGTCAAGTCTCTGACTATGCCAATCGGCGTGTCGCTCACGCACCCGGCGCTGGCCCTGGTGGCAGTCGGCCGGCTCACCTCAAGCCGGGCGTTGAATGCCACGCTGGTTGAGGCTGGCACATCGCATCAGGCGGGCCTGTATTTCTCCGCCAACATCCTGGCGGGCGCCGCCGGCGCCGACTTCACCACCGATACCAACGTCTCGGCCCTCCAGCCGGGCGATCACGAGCCGAGCGTCTTCATCGGCACATCGCTTAGCGGCGCCGGCGGCGCCTCGCTGTGGATCAACGAAAGCAACGGGACTGCTTTCACCAACACCAGCACGCAGACCATCACCGGCGGTCTGATCGGCAACAGTGCGGTAGCCACCGGCAATCAGCTCAACGGCGATCTGCTCGCGGTCATGGTCTACGGCTACGGCCTGACCGCGGCGATGCGCACAGCGGTTGCCGGCTCCTGCTACAACACGTTCGGCCTGGCGCCGCAGTACATCGCCAGCACCATCCTGTTTGACGGCGACAGCATGACGGTGGGCGTCAACGGCCTCGGCTGGTTCGGCTTCTCGTCCCTGGTTCCCGAGCAGGCGCCAATGCCGTTGCGGGCCTACAATACCGGCGTGTCAGGGCAGACCATGCAGACCCTGCAAACCAACTACCCGACCATCATTGCCCCGCTGTACAACGCCGCCGCAGGGCAGAACTTCCTGGTGCTGCTGGGCGGCACCAACGATGCCGCCGCTGGGGCGGCGGCGGTGACGACGTGGGGATACTGTCAGGCTTACATCGCCGCCGCAGCCGCGACGGGATGGAAGGTTATTGTGATGACGATGCTGCCCAGGAACAGCGTCGAGCCGTTCCGCATCATCTACAACAGCCTGATCCGCGCTGGCGCGCTGGCGGCGGGGGCTGTCGCGATCTGCGATATCGCCGCCAACCCCCAGATCGGGCCGGCAGGGGCCAACACCAATCTGACGTATTACTATTCCGACCAGATCCATCCCAATGATCTGGGGCACGCCATCATCACCAGCATGCTTGTCGGTATCCTCAACACCCTCGTTCAGTAGGTTTTATGGACAATTTCGACGTGTGGTGGCAGTTCGTGCAACTGCCGAACAACGACGGCAGCGCCAACGACAGCACTAACGACGGCGCGGGCGCTACGCACTGGGGCTGGACCTATCCGACGTGGCGCGTGGCACAACTCTACGGCGGCTGCGTCGCAACTGATGTGGCAACCTTCTCAGCGCTGACCCAGGATCAGGCAATGAGGCTGGCGCTGGTGTGGTTCTGGGATCGTCAGTTTGCGCCTTCGATGCTGCCGGGCGTGGCCATCTCCATCATTGACTGGACATGGACGAGCGGTGGCGCCGCGGCGGAAATCCAGTCCGCCATTGGCGCTGGCTTGACCGGCGTGCTGGATCAGCAAACCATCGCCACCCTCAACACGTTCACGCCGGCCACGCTCATAGCCAAGGTCTATGGCTTGCGCGCGGCCTACTACAACGACCTTGGCTATCAGGCGAAATATCCCGGCCTCTACCGCCGGGCCTTGGATTGTCAGGCGCTGTCCAACATCTACGCCGGCGTTACTTAACGCACTTGACCTTGTGCTGCGGCTTGTGATGCACGACCGGGGCGGCGGAGCAGTAGCCGTCAGCCCCCACGTGATCGCAGTGCCCAACCCAGCCGCCGGGCGGCGCCGGCGGCACGGGCATTGCCTCGACAACCACCACATTCGTTTGGCTGGCGGCAGCGACGGCGGCGGCGACACCATCGATATTGGCGATGGCGAATTCACGCGCCACACCGGGGCCAAACAGCCCGTAGAGCATTTCGGTCACCTTGCGGTTGTTGCAAGACTTGCTGATCCAGGTCGGGCCGATCCCGCCGCCCCCGCCTAACCCGGCACCAACGGCGCCGAACCCCACAACGGGACAGTCGAACCCGCCCCCGCCGATCGACGGCAGGCCCATGCTCGGGGCGCTTCTGGCGTTGATGGTGGTGTTACCCACGCCTGACAGAGAACTGCCGGCTGAGGCGGCGCCGCCCGTGGCGCTGGAGGCCGCCGATCCGCCCGCAGCGCTGCCGCCGCTGGCACTGCCCCCAGCTCCTCCAGCCCCGCCCGTAGCGGTCTGGTGCTGCTGCTGATAGCTGTTGGACTGCGCTCCAGGGCCGCCGTCAACGATCTGGTTGCCGTGGCCGTAGTTGGTGTTCGTCCACGCGAACGCGGGTGTGGAGAGGGCAGCGAAGATCGCCACCGCCGAGGTGTATTTTCCCATGGTGTCCCTAGTTGTGCATGTTAGACAGGCTGTTAGCCTGCCAGACCTGAACCGAGTAAACGGTGATCGGATATTGGTTGTTCGAGCCGAATTGCAGGACGAAGTGATTAACGTCCATCACGCCATACGCCCAGGGCGTGCTGTTGGTCAGCGGCGGCGTGTCGGATGTCTGGTACTGTGTGTAGCTGATGGACTGTACAACACTTCCGTTCCAGTAGTAATTCACGTATCCACTTGTAGTCGCCGTGGCCGGAACCCAAAGCATAGCCACAGTATTATAGCTGGAGAAGTTTGCTGCAGGTACGCTGGGGTCTACAAACTGTGTGATATGCGGCGTCGGGTTGGCCGGAATGCCGTACCAGTTGATCAGCGTCGCCTGATACTGGTTTATCGTGCCGTAGGCGCCCAGAAAATGCTCTAGCAGATCCGCCTCGATGAAGTTGTTGTAGCCAGTGGCCTGCCCCGGCCACTGGGCTGTCCCCAGGTACTCCTCCATGGCGTTAGCCCAGAAGGACGGCCACCCGTTTGATATGTCGGCTGATGCCACGTTGAATTTGACGATCGCCTGCACATAGGCGCCGCCTCCAAACGCCGTGCCAACGTATCCCGGCGCGGTCGCGATGTAGCCGGCCGTGGCCACGTTCGAGTTGTAACCATCCCCGCCCTGGCCGGCGGTGATCGAGCCGTCCGAGGCATTGATGGTGTTGTTGGCAAATGTCGGGGTCACACCGAAGAAGTTGAAGCCATACCACTGGTAGCCTTTGGCGTAGGTCAGTCCGGTATCGGTGTTCGTGGTCGTGAATGGCCCGGTGGAAAACGTGTTAACCACATACCCCACCGCCTGAGCGATCGGCGGCGCCACCGCCGGCGCCGTGCAGCTCTGCGCCAGCGCCGCGCCCTCCCCGGCACAGAGCAAGCCGATCACGGCGATTGAAATCTTCCACATGGAAACCCCGCTAAATGTCGGGCGCATCTTCGTCACAGTCGCGGTAATCGTCCACCAGACAGACGATCAGGACCGCGACGGCAACCAGGATCAGAATGCCGACCGGGCTCACGTCAGCCTCCCAGCGCAATGCGGCGGGCGTCAATAGCCGCTGCCGCCAGCCCCCAGCATTTCGGGTTGCGTTCGCGCAACCCGCGCAAAACCTCCCTTCCCGCGCCCTCGCTCCACTTGTTCAGTGTCGTCAGCTCGGTAATCTCGGCGACTTCCTCTCGGATGTGGTCGACCAGCAGGACAGCATCGATCTCAGGGTCCGGCACATACGTAACAACGTCAGCTTCCGGCTCTGGCTCGGGCGGCATCTTCGGAGACAGCCGGTTGACGGCTTTCGTCAGCGCATCCTGCAAGATGGCCCTGACGGTGCTTGGCGCCTGATCCATCGTCTTCCTCACCACCGACATGGCGGTAATATAGTTGAGCTGATCGGCGGTCTCGGCACGCTCGCAAGCCGCCACGAACAGCTTGATCCACTTGCCGCCATCCGGTTGATCATTCAGTGCCGCACTCACTTTTTGCTCAAACGTCAGCTCGGCCGCCCTGGCGGGCGGCTCGGGATCGGGTGTGTAGCGGGTCTGTGCGGCAGGCCGGCGCCCCGCGGCAGCAGCATGCCCGTCGTCATCCTCGTCCTCGCGCACGATGTTCAGTAGCATCTCCGCGCAGTATCGCTTGCCGTAGCTCAACGTACTGCCGATCTGCTGGAGCGGGTTGCGCCCCGGCCCGCTGTCGATCGGCATGGGCAGGCTCGCCGTTTGCGTGTGGCCGCCGCGGTGGTGCAGTGTGCCCTTGACGTGCAAGCCAGACGGGCCGTTCACCACGTCGAAAGAGAACCACAAGCCAAGCTCGCGCATGACGGGCCGAATGACGGCGTCCATGTCTTCCCACTTGGCGAAGCTGTATGAGCCCTTGCCGCCAAGGCTGGCTGTACCAAGCTTGGAAACCCGCAGATCGCATCGGTGATTGAAGTCCGCCATCGCTGCGTTGAACTGCTCCAGCGCATCCCGATCCAGGATGCGGTTCTGCATTTCCAGCAGGGCCATCATCTTCTCTATGTTCACCCGCTCGTCGGTCGCGGCGCGGGCGATCACTTCCAGCAGCACGCCGCCGGGTGATGGCGTGTGTGGTACAATTTCGTTCATGTCAGATCCTAGCGGGTTCGAATCACGATGTAGCTTTGCGGATTGCGCAGCTCGGCACCCTCGACGACAACGCCGTTTTTCAGTTCTTCCAAGATCGCTTTCTTGTCGGGCGTCACTTTTAAATCCACCTTTTTGAGCGCTGCCGGCAGCTTTTCCAGGTTCGTGATGACCACGCTCTCTTTGCCGGGCGCCGTCGAAAAAGCCAAGTCGCCGTAGTCGTGTTTGCGGATGCCTAGCTCGGCGGCGAGCTGGGCGGCCTCATCGCGCAGGATCTGCTCGCGAGCCAGAAAACGATCCTTGCGCAAACCAATGGCCGCCGCGCGCTGGGCCGCGACAATCGCCAGATCACTATAATGGACAGCACCGCGCAGCAGACCGCCAAGAATTTCTGTGGCGTCCCTGGTGGCGCCGGTGATCTGATCAAGCATTTCGTCGTCGTGGATTTCTTCGCGGGCGAATGCCTCACGAACACGATTCAGTCTCGAAAGCGCTGCCTCAATCTGAAAAGCGCTGGGTGGTTTGGCTGACATGGAAACCCCCTTTGTTGCTTTGGCGCCACACTGCGAACATGCAGGCGCATGCAGACTTTCTACCAAGACGGGAAAATTCCGACAAGCACAAAAAGACGCAAACGCACACAATCGCACTTGCTTCGCCCAAGACGCGAAGTTATGTCTTGGGCGTGTTAACCATTCCGACATGCTCCGAGCTGGAAGATGCAGCGCACAGCATCAGAATCAGCATGCGTCGTATCTGCTTAGAAGCGGGCGTCTCACCAACAGTCTACTACCGCTGGCGCCGTCTCAAATGTTCACCCCGAGCGGTTACAGTCCAAAAACTGATTTTCGTTATCAACAAAAAACTTGATGGGGGCCGCACTGCCTTGGGATGAGGCCTGGCTCGCCGATTACCGTGCCAGGATGGACGGGTTGAAATCCCTGCCAGCCCTTCCCGACAGCGTGCAGTTCTGCCTGCCGTTTCTGCTCAAGCTGCCTCGGCAAACGCTGGGGCGGCACTGGAGCGAGGCGGCCCGCTACAGGAAGTGGCTGCGGCCTCACGTCGAGGCTGCCGTTCGCCCCTGGCTTGGTCATGCGCCGATGAAAAAAGCGCAGATCACGATTACCCGCGTCTCGACCGGCTGCGGCGTCGATTACGATAACAACGTCAGCTCGACAAAGCCGCTGGTGGATTTGCTGCTGATACAAAGCTCGGTTCACCCGTCCTCACTGGGGCTGATCGAGGACGATGATCCGGCGCGACTGACGCGCATCATCCGCTGGGAGCGCTGCGCGACACGCAAGGAACAACGCACGGAAATAATAATCGAGAGGGCATAATGGGAAATAAAACAGGCTCACGCTGGCCGAAAGAACGCGATGACAGGCTGGCCGCCATGTGGCGCGATCCGGATAAAACCGTCGCTGATGTCAGCGTCGAACTGGGCGTCACCTGGGCGGCGATAAAGCGCAAGGCCGAACGGCTGCGGCTTGGCCCCAAGATCGTCAAGGACGGGAATCGCCTGTACTGGTCAGCGGACGAAGACGCTGTCTTGAGACGCGGGTTGAAGCGCGGCTCATCCTGGGCTGACATCGCCCGCGTGCTTCCACCCCGCTCGATGGACTCCTGCCGCAAGCGCGCTTGTTATCTGGGGATTGTCCGCGAAGAACCTATCGAGCCGCCGCTGCCGCCGTTGCCGCCGCGGATTGTGCCGAAGGTGATCAGGTTGCCGGTCTGCCAGGCCCAGCCGGCGCATCCCGTCCGCGTGCTGATTGTGCCGCCGGCGCATGACTGTCAGTTCCCGTTGTGGAGCGATGGAACACCACGCTTTGAGCGGCGGGTTTGCGAATCCCCAGTCTGGCGCGGCAGCTATTGCAGGTGCCACTGGGAGAAATGCTACGAGACGGTGGGCGAGCGGATTTTGGAGATGGCATGATGGCTGACGGAGATGATGTTGTCGGCTGGCGCGTTCACCTGATCCAGCCGCTCGAAACGGTATCGAATATCAAGTCCGACCATTATTCGGTTGACTTCAAGACCAAAGAGGAAGCCGACGCCTACAAACGAAAAATGCAGGCAGAAGGCTGGGTTGCCAACACAAGCCCGGTTTTACCTGTCGCCGCAAGTGAGGGGAAAATGAGAAAAACAACACAGGGGCGAGCAGCCCCACCGGGGTTCAATGCAGACTGGCGCCTGCACGGCAGCGCGCCGCCCGTAGGGGCGGACAGCAAATCGCGGGAGCGTGGCTGAGCGAGGCCCGCCAGCAAACTTACTCGCCGAACGCGGACTACTAGGCGCGATCCTGGTTAACAACAAAACCGTGGATCGATGCGCCGGGCTTTCTGGCGAGGATTTTTACTGGCCGGCGCACGGCCTGCTGTTCGAGGCCATGCGCTCACGGATCGAGCAGGGGCGATCCGTCGATCCGATCGTGATGCAGTCGTTCGCGGATGTGGTGTTTGAGGGAGAGAGTGGCGTTGTCTATCTGATGAAGCTCGCCTCGATGGTGATCGGCACGCTGATGATCAAAGAGTATGCGCAGTCCATCATGGACTGCGCACTGCGGCGGCGAATCATCGAGGTAGCCGAGACGATGATCGCCGAGGCGCACGGCACCGAGCCCGGCCTGGTCACATCAACGGCGGCTGTCGCCGCCATAGAGCAGGCTACAAACCGTTATGCGGTGGCGGGCACCACTTCGATAGGCGGAGCGGTTGCCGTCGCCGTGGCGCAAGCCAGCGCGAGACAGAGGGGGGAGAAGACAGGTCATTACCTGATGACCGGCTGCAAGCCGCTGGATAACATCTGGCGCGGCTTGCACAACGGGGCGCTGGAAATTCTCGGCGGCCGGGCCGGATCGGGCAAGACGGCGCTGGCGCGCCAGATCGCGCGCCATGTCGCCGCCAAAGGCGCGGCGGTTGCGTTTTTCTCGCTGGAAATGCCGCATGCCGATCTGGCGACGGCTGATCTGTCCAGCGTCAGCGGCGTGTCGATGGATACCATTCGTTTGGGCGAGTTCGATAACCGCCAGGCAGAGGCGATACTTCGCGCAGAGAAATACCTCGCCCAGCTTCCGATCCACATTGTCGACACACCCGGCCTGCCGATCGATCAGGCAGTGTCGAGGATGCGCGCGATGGTGCGCACCGTTGGCGCCAAGCTCGTGATCGTGGATCACCGGGACCAGTTTGGCCGCGATTCCAAAGACCGCGACGACATCGGGTGGTATCGCAACATCACCCAGGTATTAAAGGTTACGGCAAAATCCCTGAATATCCCGATCCTCTTACTCGTTCAGCTTTCACGAGACATCGAGCGGCGCGAGAACAAGACGCCAAGAATGAGCGATCTGATGTATTCCGGCGAAGCGGATGCCGACACCATCATTCTGATGCACCGCGAGGGCGATGTCGCCACCGCGTCATTCGTCAAGCGCCGGTTCGGCGCGCTGGGCAATGTGCGGCTGCATTTCGCCGAAGTGTCCACTACATTCGGATCGTGGACTTAGCCTGGATCTGCCATTAAATGAAATGCCCATGAAGCACGCTGTCGCAGCCGCCGCCCTGTGTCTTGTCGCCGCATCGCCCGCAGTGGCGCAGCGCGGGCCGCAGAGCGGGGGGCCGGCGGCAAGCATCCTGGCCGGCGTCAACCTGAGCCTTGGCAACATCACCACCAGCGCAGGCACCACACAGACCGCGGCGGCATGGCTCACATCCCTGACCGGCGTGGTTATCCCTGACAGCACAAACTACAACTCAGGAAAATACACCGCCTATCTGGCACCGTTCGGGCTGAGCGGGGCCACGTACACCGAGAGCATGACGGTCAATCCCGCGCTGTTTCCCGGCACGGCCAACACTGTCTGGAGCCTTCCCACCTGGTCGGGCGGCATTCGCAACTTCCTGGCAATCGACTACGGGGATTATGACGGCACGGTGCCGACGATCCCCGTCACGCCGTCACAGATCAACAACATCGTCACGCTACAGGAAACCCATTCGATCACGCTCGGCGGCGATACCGCCAACTTCGATGTGATTGACGATCAGTTCCTGACATCGACGGCCGGCAACAACGCAAACAACATCTACGAAGTCGAAATACTGCTGCACACGCCTTCGTTCGTGCAAAGCAGCTTCCTGGTTCTTCTGGTCCCGATCGGATCGTTCACCTCAGCGACGACGGGCATAACCTGGAATTTCGCGGAGGGTGTCGGCGCCATTCCCGATCTGGTGTTTTACCCGTCCGGCTACACGGACGAGCTGATCGGCACGGTCGATATCGGCGAAATGCTCAAGTATCTTGTTGGCATCGGCTTTCTGACCGGGTCTGAATGGTGGAACGGGTTTGGCCAGGGCGACGAGGTGAAACAGAATGCCGGATCGGCGCTGACCAACTACTTTTACGTTAACTACGTCACTGGCGCCCCGCCGTCCACGCGGCTGATCACCACGGCCGGACCCGTGACCGAGCAGGGCAGCGAAAGCACGATCATTCTCGCCAAGACCGGCGCGCAGCAATGGTCACCGACACAGAAAAACTCAGCCATCGTGCTTGGCAACCTGGGCCTCAGCGCCGCCAGCACCCTGGCGGCGACGAATACCGAGGCGTTCGCCAACAACGGCGTATCGAGCGGCCTCTATTATTATGAGGTCGTGCCCACCCCCTACTCCGCGACAGACGGAGCTGCCACCGGCCTCGGCAACACATCCTCCAGCACTGCCAACGGCGCCTACCTGGGCAGCACGAGCGATACCGTGCAGTGGGCATACGGTGGCGGCGTGGTCAACGGCGGCAACTTCTCGTACGGCACCTGGGCGACGTGGACCACGGGCAACGTGCTGTGCTGGGCCATTGATCTCACCCACCACATGATGTGGGGGCGGGTGAACAACGGCAACTGGAACAACAGCGGCACCGCCAACCCGGCGACAAACGCCGGCGGCTTGGCCATTCCCGCCGGCGTCTACGCATCACCGCTGGTGCCTGGCCTTCAATTCGCGCAGTCAGGCGACACCTTTGCGGCACACTTCAGCAGCGGATCATGGACTTACACGGCGCCATCGGGCTTCGGCTCCATGAATGCGGCGGGGGCCGCCACGACGTTGACGCTGATGACATCGCCGCCGACAGGACAGACGCTGACGGTCATCGATGGTCTCGGCAACGCGGGCACATACAACACCACGGTTGTTCCGGCGTCCGGGTTGATCGGTGGCGCGTCTAACAAGGTCATCAGCACCAACTATGGGTCGTTCGTGTTCACCTACACGGGCACCGGCTGGAACGTGAAGTAATCTCCGTTTAGGATATTGTCTCGACGCGGCCACTGACGCCGCCACCACAGAACCCACCAGTCGCGCATGTCGTCATGTACGCTGGATCTGTGCTGGCGCAGTGCGGACGGAACCCAGCACGGCGCTCTGCCTTGATCCAGACTTCCTTTAGAACCTCTTGCCAGTCAGGTTGATGATCGGCCTTGAGGAAGTATCGATAGGTCATGTTTCTTTCCTGCCCGTTTGGCTATCGCCCAGCGATGCGCCGCAGATCGTCCACTTCCCGCGCAGCGGCGGCAAGTGTCGAGCGGGTTAGCTGCCTATGACGCTTGATGCCCTCCAATCTGGTAAGATGGACGACTTCATAAGCCTCGGACATATCCAGTTTGCGCGGGTTATCCGTCCACTCTGGGCCTGGATCACCGACGATCTCAACCTTCATCACGTCGCCTCCGGTTGGTGTGTGGTCTCTGTTGCTGACGTGAATATGGACCACCCGACCCAGTTCGTCAAGTTTTATCTTGCACGTTGGTTAACTTTCCCCTATATAGAATTTCATGACGCGGACTTACCTATCCAACATCAGGCCGGACTGGCCGACTGCCCGGCAGGAAGAACTGCTTGATCGGGCAATTCCCGAATGGCGATCAGGCGCGGTCTATCGAGACATCCTTCCTCGCGCTGGTCTCAAGTCTCGAAGGTCGCTCAAAGAACGCGATACCAACCTGCTGCGCGCTCACGGTCGAGTGAATGTTGATGAGATTATTTGGGTCGCCAGCTTGACGGTCCTCGCATGGAACACGACCGACCTTATGGCTGTTCTGATGCGGGTTGCCGCTCGGCATGAGCAGCTTCAGGCCATTGCTGAAAACTTGCTTATCAATCCGGCCAATGCAGACCTGGATGGGCTTAAGACAGCCTTCCGTAGCGCCTTACGCCGCTTTAGTCCGGCTGGAGTGCCAGGGGGAGAGGCTTCAGGCAAAAGGCGCAGTGAGATTGCCCAGGCTTCCGTGGAGAAGATGCGGCCCTATTGGGCGCTACCGAGTGCGGATTACCCCACCACCAAACTGTGCAAGGAGTTCGGTGTCTCGCGACCGACAGCGTTCTTGTATCTCGGGAAGCGTAAGGATGCGCAGAAACAGCATGAAGCCGGGCTAAAGGTCGCGGAATCAAACCGAAAACGAAAGAAGCGTGGAAAGGATTATCAAGATGAACAAGCCTGACCCAACCAAGCCGCAGCGCATCCAGCGCAAACGCGAAAGGGGCTGGAGGATGCCGGAAGGCGCTGTTTATGTCGGACGCCCGACGAAATGGGGTAATCCGTTCCCGTGGCAAGCGCAGAGCAATTTGTTCAATACAGAGCGCGAAATGCGGGCCGAAGTGGTGGACATGTATCGTGATTGGCGTAGCGATAGCCCGGATTGGGTCAACGAAGTCAGGACCGAACTAGGAGGCAAATCACTGGCATGCTTCTGTCCGCTAGATCAGCCATGCCACGCCGATGTTTTGTTGGAGATCGCAAATGGCAAGTGACCAACCTGAAACGACAGTCGAATGCTGCGCCTGTCACGGGAAGGGTTCAATGGCGGCCTTCGTTGACGGAGCGGAAGGCGGCCACTTTGACCCAGCAATACGCTGCGGTCTGTGTCTCGGTGAGAAGCGTATATCGGCCACAAAAGCTGATTGGGTGGCGCGCGGCAGGACACACTACAAGGCGCGCGTCGCTCGCGGCGAAGGCGTTCGTGATTGTGCCAGGCGCCTTGGACTTAGAGCAGCAGAACTTAGCGGCATGGAACATGGCCGCACCGACCCTGGCAGGCTGGAGGCTGAATCAAATGCCCGCTGAAATCCCAACGACCGCCGAACTAAGGGGCTTTCGAGTTCGGGAACACTCCCCTGGAATAATGGGTGTAGAGATTGATAGTGGTGGCGAGCGGGTGTTCTCAATGGACTACAACCCCCGCACCACAATGGCGTTACGTCAGTTGCTCGATGCCATGCGCCTGGAAGTCAAGATCGGCGCTGAAGGCATTCCCGACCTATCAGTCTGGCGTGGAGCGTTCAATATCCCGAAGGCAACCGACGATGCCCGATAACCCGATGACCGCGATCCAGAATCTGAATCCGCTGAATTTTCCAAATGCCCCTTTAAGGATTCCGGCGCTGGCCCTATATTCGGTTCGGCTGATGACCGTGACGTGGTCTGTTGTTTCCTCCCTTTCAAACTAAAGGCGCCCTAGGCGCCTTTCTTTTTACATTTCCGAGGCCACGACGATCGCGAGCAGCACCACGCCAGAAATGGCGATGATGCAGGCTATCAGGACGGGCCAGGCGGTTTCCGCCATGTGGTAACGCGGCGCTGGCGGTTCGTCCGGTGGCGGGCGCCCCCAGTTATCGTGATTCCCGTCGAACGGCATCGGTCCTCTCCATCTGGTTTAGAACCAGCGTAACCCATTTGGGAAAGGGGCGGAAAATTCCGCCCCTTGTCTTGCCCCAGCCTCCGACCGTGTTCTTGTTGCATCCGGTCAGCTCGGCGAAATCCAGAATTGACAGTCCGCGACTGCGCAGTTCATCGCGGAATTCCATCGGCGTCACCGGCCGGAATCCGATGCGTTGCGGGCAAGGTCGACCATGCTCGGCGTGAGTTGAATGCTATAAATTGACATTTGTTCCCCTCAGTCCTTGATGGAATCTGATACGTCGCTCCCCTGCGGGAAGCGGAAAGCTGTCCATGACACCCATAGCTGCCATGGCGCATCGTCAGTCAGCCGCTTCGGCCGTGGCGGTATCGTCAACGGATCTGGCGATTTCTCGTGAACGGTCAGCAGCCTTAGATCTAGCTTGTTCAAGTTTGTTTCCCCTGATTTTCTGGTGGCAGCGCTGCCTTAGTCGAGCGGCGCGCGTCAGCAGCAGACGCACGCCTAGCTCCGGATCGTCAGTCATGTAGCAGCGCCGGAAGATACTTCGATGTGGCGATAAGCTCCATCGATGAGCGGCCCATGCTGCAAGGGCGCCAAGTGCTAAGGATCAGTTCGGCAAAGGGCAGTCGGTGAAACATCTCCTCTGCCTCTTTGAGCGTGAGAAAGTCACGGCATAGCGTGGCGCTGATAACCTGATAGGTGGTCATGCGGCATGTTCTCCTGTGCCAGGTGCATTTTCCGGTGTCAGCAGCATCAGCACGAAATCAATGCGTCGCTGCAAATCCGTTGGTGGTGGCGGTTCATGGTGTCCGGCTTGCCGTAATGCGCGGTAGGCATCAGCAAGTTGGCCAACCAACTTCATCTGGTAGCTTGTCATATATGTTTTCTCCCCTAGCCGTCTCCGGAGCCGCCACGGTAGCCGTCGCCGCCGCCCCAGCCGTAGCCGTCGCCGGCGCCAGAGCCACCGCCGTAGCCACCGCCCCAGCCGTCACCGTAGCCGTCGCCGAAGCCGCAGCCGTCACCTTCGCCGCCACCCCAGCCGTAGCCGTCGCCGGCGCCGCCGCTGTAGCCGTCACCGTACCCCAGGCCGCAGCCGTCGCCGGAGCCCCAGCCGGAGCCCAAGCCGTAGCTGGGGCCCCAGCCGAGGCCGAGGCCGGGGCTGGAGCCGGAGCCGTAGACGTAGCCGGAGCCGCCATCCCAGCCGTCACCGTCGTGGCCGTGGTGTCTGGTCGCCACATCAGTCCTCGATAAATTTGACATATGTTTTCTCCGCCGCTGCCGTTGTCGGGATGAATTCTATGCAATTGGTCAGAAACACCTGCGGTGTACGGTTCAACCGCCCGCCCTTGATGCCGTTCGTCGCCACGGCCGAGAGCGAAAGCCCCCCATTTTCCCAGCGCCACAGGCGCAGTGCATCCGTGAGGTGCGCTTCCATGCCGTCGGCGCTAACGAGCGTGCCAATGTGGACACCGGCCGAGTAGGTGCGGATCAGTACGCGTTGGCCGATAAGTGGATTTTCCATGTATCTCTCCTGTTTCCCGACTGGTGTCGGTAGAGCCGGGCTAACCCGGACTCCATCGGCATCAGGCCGCAACGGTGTCGCAGCGCTGAATCAGCTCCTTTAGCGAGCAGCAGAACGTGCCGTTATCTTCTGGGCGCGGAAGTTCGCCCGGCCGCACGAAAGCCAGCGGCCTATGCGCGTGCGCGGCGTCAACGGGGAACAATCCAGCCAAAACCTTGGTCTGCGCACGGGCAATCCGCGCCTTGCGCGCCGCATTGAAACAGCCCGATGCGTTCCAGATATCGGGCTCAACCTTTCCGTAGCTGCCGAAGCTTGTTCTGTCTGCGGTGCGAAACACCGCCCGTTTATTGGTTTCCAGAAAACGAGCCAGCGATTCATGGCTATCAAAGCGATACCAGGAATCCGATTTGATGTGCTCAACATAGCCAAAGCCATCAATGCCGAAATGGACATCGTAAGCCCCGCCCTCGACATTCACCCACGGCCCGGTCCAACGGTCACGCTGCATGATCCCCATCGGGATATCCAAAACGTTCGCCTTGCGCGGAACGGCTTGCCGGGCTGCATTCAATCCATCAACGAAGTCTGATCCGTCACCATCGGACGAAACACTGTGCGTTTCGGTCACGCTGGCAAGGTAGCAAAGGCATGCCGTTGCCGCGACATCGTACGGCTTGCACGCTGTTTTGCAGGAATCGTAGCCGGCCTCTCCGCCCGCCCATGACTTCACACGCTTGCGCGTGATGGTGAACGTCGCGTGCGAATCGTCCCCACTGCCGTTGAAAGCGATTTCATCGGCGCCGAAAGAAGGCCGGGTGCGCCGCTCCCCCCTGCCATCAGCAAGCGGAATGCCTAGTTCGTTTTCGACGTATGACAGTATAGCGCCAATGTCTTCTGACAATTCCATCCATTCGTCTTGTGTAAAGGCGCGGGTTTGCGCCCAGTAATGTGTATAGCCCATGGCTTTGTCCCTCTTTTTTGTTCAGTCTCAGAATGCTGCGTGGAGCACCTCCAGCAGCGCCAGCATGATCAACATCCATTCCAGGTGATCGCGCGTCATTCCACGCGCCAACTCAGCGTTGGCGCATCTTCGCTCTCAACCTCAAAATACGTCGGTCCCTCCCAATCGCCGCACCTGGCTTCCCATTCCAAGTCGGTGCCCAGCGCCATTTCGGCAACGATCTCCGGGTCGGCATCGTCATCGGCGTCAATCTCGACGCTCGCCCGCTCGTAGCGGGTGATCGCGTTGGTAATGGTTACTTTGTATTTGGTCATTTATTTCCCCATTGCTTCGTGTATTGAAGTAGCGGCAAGTAAAGCCAGCATGAAGAATACGAACGGTATCATGGTGTTTCCCTCGTTGGTGTCAGGCGGCGCCGAAGCGCCGCCGGTTGCGTCAGTGCAGAAGGTCGGCCAGTCCAAGACGTTCGAATTCCGCCCTGAGTTCCTTCATCGTATGCGCGTACCAGCAGGCGGCATTGAGCGCGGATCGTTTCTGCTTTCTGCGCATGTCCAGCCGCGATGCTCTCGACGGCATCCCGAAGCATCCCAGCATGTTCCTCAATGGCTAGTAGCCGCTGCATTTCTGAGGTCTTCCGCTGGCGCCGCCTAGCCTGTCGTTCGGCATCTGTGAGGGGCCTAAGCCCCTCGGTTTTGCGAGGCATTAGCGGTCGAGGTAATGCGCGGGGAACGGACGGGCTGACATGCAGTAGCCGTGCTCCCTAATAATCCGACCCCAAGCGCATGCCTCTTCGCGGATGGTGGTGAAAATCGTTTGCATCAGCTTACCGCTCTTGTCTGTGTAGGTAACTGCAAAAACTTCCTTGC